TTAGAAGTGTGTACATTCTCCATATAGTTCAAAGCAGATTCTTCATCTTCTAGTTCATCTGTCATGACCGCATTGATAGAGAAGGAGTCTTTTACAAAAGTGGCGGAAAGCTGCCAACTCGACGACGCCTTGAAGTGCTCGATCATTTCTTCTCGTTCAATCACTAATCGCAAGGCAGGGGTTTGACATCGCCCCGCAGAAAGAGACGGTGCAACCGATTTCCAAAGAAGCGGGCTGATCGTGAATCCAATCATCATGTCCAACATCGCACGGGCCTGCTGGGCGTTTGCTCGATTCATATCCAATCGTCTCGGATTTGCCACCGCATGCTTGACGGCTTTCTCCGTTATTTCATGAAAGACGGATCGTAGTGCTGTTTCTGGTTTTAAACGTAATAACTGACATACCGCATAGGAAATTGCCTCACCCTCCCTATCATCATCACTTGCCAGATAGATTTGAGTTGCTTCCTTCGCCTCCTCTTTCAATTGCTTGATCGCCTTGGCTTTCTCCTTGATCCATTCGTATTTCGGCTCCCATCCTCGATGGATTCCCACCGCATCCAATGCTTGTTCTAAGGCTCGGATATGACCCATCGTGGCAATGACGCGCCAGCCTGCCCCCAGAAATCCCTGGATCTTCTGACACTTCGCTGGCGATTCGACAATGACGAGGTTCATGGTTGTCTGTTTCCATCCAAAACAAATGATATCAATTTTTACCGAGGATACAATAGATATGCTGAAAACGTCCACCGAACTAACCCTTGAAATGGGCATGCTTTCCGCCTTCAACATTGTTGCCGTCTACGTTGCCGCGTTTGTCTATGAACTTCGTTGGTCAGGTATCCTTGCTGTCATGGTCATCGCCTCCCTCTTTACGGCAGTTCTCTCCAAATGGATCATTGGTCAACTTCCCTCTCTCTCCAAGGATCCACATGAACTTCTCAGCGAAAGCGTTTCACTTCTCTTGATCGCGATGGTAAGCTCTATTGGTGTTCTTATTGTTCTCTCTTACCGTTATAATCTACCTATGGCACTCGGCATTTCATTGATGTCGGGTCTCGCCACCGCAGTGGTCCGTCATGTTTTGGCCTAAACTTTCATTAGAATCATCTAAATAGAATGGCCACCATTAACCAATCCAGTGGGCAAGGGGCTCTGTTTGAACTCGTTGCACGTGGTGTAAAAGATCATTATTTTGTAAAAGACTCAAAAGAAAGTGTATTTCCTTATGATGCACGATATGAGAGTTCTGTTCACCATTTGGCCGAACGAAAAACCATCATTCCACTCAATGACACTGCCTTCGGTCAAACCTTCGAGGTCGAAATTGATGCCTATGGTGATGTCCTTACAGAGTGTTCCCTAGAAATTGATCTTCCTACCTGGCTTCCTTCTCTTCCCCTCGGATCCCCCACAGGTGCATTGGCCCCTCCTGCGACAGTTAACGGTCTCCAATCCATCACCACAAACGATCTTTCTTCAACTTCCTACGGGTACGTTAACGGAGTCGGATATTTTCTCTTTGAAAGTATTCAATTCTACCAAGATCAGTTCTTAATTCAAGAATGGAGTGGCGATGGTCTTTTGGCCAAACAAATGTCCGAAGGTTCCTTGAATTCTTGTGGTCTGGCCTTGGCCAAAGGAGGATGGACCGACGGATCCACACGTAGTCTTCAAATGCGTTCCACCCCTGGACATCTTCGAATCCGTCTTCCTCTTCCTGGAACACAGTGTCCTGGTGATGGAGGATTTCCTCTCGTCGCCATGTCCTGGCAGACCTTTCGTATTCGCGGAACCCTACGCCGCCTAGAAGATCTCATCGTCTGTAGTGATACGACCGTTATCAAACCTGCTCCTTGGAGTATTCCTTCTATGAAAGTGCTGTATGACAACGGCTCGTCCTATTCCTTTACTCCTTTGGAGCGTACCAAAATCCCAAATCCGGTTGTCGTATTATCTACCGTGCAACACTATGTTCCTCCCGCAATTCAAGAAGAACTTCGGTCGAAACCGATCCAGATCCCTTTTCGTCGCCAATTCGAAAACAAGTTCTCCTTTGGAGAACTCGATTTCATTCCCTTGGACAAGGGTGGTGTGGCAGCATGTACTAGATTTATTGACGGTCGCCATCCTACCGAACGTTTGTTTTGGTTTTTCCGAAATTATAACGCTCTCGATCGAAACCAGCTGGACAATTGGTACAATGATTATTTTGATTCGAACACCACCGCAATGGTCCAACCTTATACCTCACCCTACGGTGAGTTCTATTATCGAATCAAGTTGAATATTGCAGGCAAGGACCGAGAGGAACTAAATGAGCCATTTGTATGGAACGGTATTAATCCTCTGGCAAAAGACGAAAAGGCCAACGGTGCACATATCGGATCCATGAATTGGTCGACGGGAGAGAAATATGGAACAGTCTATCCTGCCGAGCGACAACCTGAAGGGACCATTAATTGGACCACCGCCGACCGCCCAACACTGTACATTGAACTTGCCAATATCAATACCAATCCCCTTCTGGGACAACGCAAGGCAGAGATGCGTCTTATTACCGAAGGATGGAACGTATATGTTGTGAAAGATGGAAGAGGGAAGGTGCAATTTGCTAGTTAATCTTCAGTTAAATCCGCAAGTCTAGTAGTCGGATGAGGAGCCTACGGTCTCGTACTCGAAAGAAATCCTGTTGCTGTGTTGGAATTCTCACCATTCCACACGCACGTAAATCGAAATATGGAACCTCCCATATCATGAAGTCCTATATTGATTGGTTTGAACAACGTGGAATACGTGTTTTACCCATTCCCTTTGATACGAAGGATCACGAAGTATACTTTCAAATGGTCAACGGGCTCTTCCTTCCAGGAACCGATCGCGAATACGACCGATCATCGGTTGTCCAAAACGAGACGTTCATGAATTCCCTTCGTATCTTCTACGAGATGTCCATGCGTAAAGGAGAATATTTCCCTATCTGGGGGACTTCCTTTGGAATGGAACGATTGATTGAATTAATCGGTGGTTCTAGAACCTGGAAATCCTTTCCCGCCGAAGGTCTATTTCCCATTCGTATCAGTCGCGACACCACCCGTTCTCGAATGATTCAATCTTTTCCCTCTCCCTATCTTGACTATCTTGAACAACAGAAATCCACCCTACAATACCACGAATATGGAATCTCGATAGAAGAGATGAAAACCAATCCCCTGCTACGACGATACTTTTCGGTTCTTGCTACCTCGCTCGATGAATCAGGAAAGGAATACGTTGCCGCCATCGAATCCAAACACTACCCCATCTACGCTGTCCAATTCAACCCTGAACAACAACGATCCACTGCCCCCTTTCTTGATTTCTTTCGATCCGAACTCAAGATGAATTCTCATCGTTGTCCCATGCTTCCTCGTGTGGGCAAGGTCATCTCCGCTCATAAATGTGCACATTATGAGGGTCTCAAACATCAGATGTGCTATTTTTTTAGTTAAGCACTTTTTAAGAAAAAATGCCCAAAAATCATTTCGAAAAACAGATTATTTTAAGAAATATACCAAGTTCTTAAAACAGTCTTTTATATGTATCTGAAGGATTTTTGTAAACTTTTCAAATCGTTTTTGGGCACTTTTTTTAAAAAAGTGCTTATTGTTTAAAACCACCCTTGATCCACTCTGCCACCTTCATGGTATCCGAGCTCTGAAAGAGCGGCTGAGGGACTCCATTCACGATCGCCAGGAAGCACGGAATCGATTTTACCCCACAATAACCTGGGGTATAATCATTTTCGTCCAAATCACACTCATACCAGACGATCCGATCGCTCAGGGAGAGCAAGAGCGGAACATCGATTTTTTTACAAGGGCCACACCACTGAGCTCCAAATTTTACGATACAGATCGGCTCATGTGGCACGTTCTTTTGAATCAGGCTTTCGAAAAACTCCTGGTTCGGGAGGGGTGTCATCTTTCGTGGGTCGGACATTCTTGGATCGATAATAAGTGAGTGAAAGACCTGTTATCGCAATCAGTACGATGGTACCTATTAGAGTAAAGTGAAGCATATTTAGGTCGCTTGTTGCGATTGCAGCGCTTGTGGCAATTGCTGCTCCTCCCGTCTGTTTCGCCGCCGCGATTGATTCAGGGGAAATGCTCTTATACAAATCCAACCCAGGCAACGCCGAAGAAGCCGACGATATCGCTGCAGTCGCCTTATCCACTGTTTCCGCAATCTCTCCCACGATATCACTTCCTTTCTCTATTGCCGTTTTTCCTAGGACCAATGCATCATCCGCCGTTTTCACGACACTATCCACTGTCTTGATCGCCGCCTCCGCAGTTTGCTGAAACGGCTGCAAGATCTCATTGATGATTTTTGTTATGGTTTGCACGGGACTAAACAATGCACTCAAGAACGGCCAGCGTGCAAGCATCTCTTCCTCCACTGAGCTCGACGCGGCACCAAAATATCCCGCATGTTCCGAAACGACTTGTTTGGTATCCGTAAAGAAACGTACCATATTCCATCCCCACCATGCCAACGCAATCGGAGCAAAAATAAACGAAATCATGCATACCAAACGAATGATTCCTCGTTGTTTGTTTCCCACCAAAAATGAATCAAGGCCAAACATTCCTCCAAAGATCAGTGCAATCGCATAGGTAAAAAAACGAAGATGCTTCTTATCTGGCTCATCCTTCGCCAACACACCACATGCAATTCCCTTTGGCCCTAATCCTGGAACACCGAGACCATACACCTTGATTGTATCTCCATTAAAAATCGCCTGTGCTGCATCATACACCCACCATACTCCAAAAAAAAGAATGTTCACCACCAGTTTCGCCAAAAAGGTCAACGGCGATCGAAGATACAAATGATCCAGTGCCAGGAAACCACCTACAACAGAAAGAGCCAAAAAGACATCATAGGAAAGAAAGGTTCCGCCATTTGACCCCTCATTCCCGTTGTTATTTCCATTGAAGGCAAGCCCCTTCTGCCAAAATTCAATTTGAGAGACGCTCGCGCTCATTACTTAGTCCTTCTTTAAAAAAAGAGACCCAAAAACGCCCCATTAAATTGTAAACAGTAATCCTCCAAATCCATTAATCACACGAAAGACATTATAATTTCGTGCATATACCACTGCATGACAGTTTCCGCGTTGTTGCCAAGCAGGTAGAGTCGGATTACTCAAAATCGTATTCATTTGAATCTGCCATACCTTACTATCAATTCGACTGGCGTTCATCGTACCCGTTGGCTGGGCATCTTCCGGTCGCAAGGCAAAACTGTAATTATAGATGAAGGAGTTGACCGGAGTTGTAGTATGATGTTCATAGGGTTGTTGCAGACGGAAATATTGTGGGGTTCGCTCCATAAAACGGTCATAACCGTCCAATTGTAGTTTCGCTGTGGCAATCAAATCCAAACGTGCGGCGGGTGCATTGGAATTGACATATGGCAAAATGGCTTGTGGCGTGTATTCACCAATCGCCAAATTGCTATAATTAAACCATTCATTGCGATTCTCCATCGAATCACGCTGTACCACAAAAATAAACTCCTTGATCGGATGATTAAATTCAATCGGAATAGTGGCCGTCGTCTGATTGGCCGTTATCGCATAAGGCGGTGTATATTGCACTTGTTCAATAATATACTCATGAGTCTCACTCACAAATCGTCGACGCTCCTCCACATCCAAAAATACAAAATCACCCCAGAGCACCATGCTCGTAATGGGCGTCGTACAACTGACTTGAACTGAGCAGGCCGGCATCCACCCCTCCTGTGTTGTCGGTGGAATCGGAGGAGGAACCCAGAAGAGCTGCTGAAGCGGTCTCAACGTTATATTGATACGAATTGGACTATACTGGAGTGCCAAGAGGGGCAAATACATGCCCGGATTCTGGCAAAAATAAAACTGAAGTGGGATCAATAAATGTAAACCGTCCGATTGGGTACTGGGCTGAATATCAATCAAGTTGTAAGGCTCCACGCGTCCCAACATTTCATTCAGCGTCATACGCTGACCATGTGGTGTCGTTAGCTGCGTCCAGATCTCCATCCATTCTCCCGTCTGACGGTCAATTTCCTGCTCACCTATTTCAAAGGTTATCTCCTGGATAAGAGCATGACCAATCGAATTGGTATACGATAGCGGATTACCACTTGTATCCTTGATTTGTGGCAAGACCACTTCCAAATAGACTTTTCCCAACAGGTCTCCTCGGCGAGGAATCAGACAAGTAATACGTTGTCCAAAATTGGGCGTTCCGTCAAAGTACATGGCTTGCGACTCTATCGCGAAATTGGTGTGACGACGATAGACCATTTTAAAAAAGCTGATCTGGGGATTTCCCGTCAAAAACAAATCTTGTTTTCCTGTTGCGACGAGTTGTAGTAAACCTCCACCCGCTGGCATCCTGTTAGTTGTTCCGGATATTTAACTTTAGACTTACACATTGATGATTTTCATTCTGCTATCATTCTAGATGAGCTCCTCGGGTATCACGCCAATCAATAGTGGTCCGTTGATCATTCGAACCTATAATAACAGTTCTTCCAATAAAACCTACCTTCTTGGAGATTATGATATACCCATTTCCAGTAATCATGCATTCATAACTTCTTCCAATGGACAACTCGTTCCCTCTGATAACATTTATGTGTCATCTATATCGGGATCCACCTTTCGAACTAGCACTCTCTTTTCTGCATTACTGAATGCATCTAGTGCAAATATCTCTACCGTATATGCCTCTACCGCCATCACTACAGCTCTTAACTTTTCAACCATCTCTGGATCATCTATTTATGCCAATACTGCTCTCATGATATGCACCATGAATGCCCCATTAATCAGTACCAACTACCTGACCTATTCTAGTATGGTGGGTTCGGCAGGAAGCAATATCGTCGTAGACAATATCAAGATCAATGCAAGTATTGATGCAACCAATATAACACTCAATGTCGGAAATATCAACTTTAATTCGATCAGTGGTCTACAAAGCGTGACGTCCGATAAAGTCATTTGCAATATGTTGTCTACCAATCAACTTTCTACCAATTATCTCTCCACCAACCAGATTTCTACCGGTCAAATCTATGCATCAGGCATATCCAACTCGATGATCAATGTATCTTCTGTTATCGCTTCTACCATGAATGCCTCCACCTTGACGGTTTCCAGTCTTATCGGATCTACCATGACAACATCAACACTCGCCGTATCCACTATTACTGTATCCAGCATGGTTGCATCCAGTATGAAAGGGACTATCTTATCAGGACCCAATGGAACCGCTGTTACTCAAATCATTATTGGATCCTATACCATCGCCTCGATTCCAGCAAATACGACAACAAACTCTGATCAAACCATTACGGGCTTTACATCAAACTCCATTGTCACCACGGGATTATACAACAGTGGAACATTAAATGGTACATGTACCTTCGTATACATTTCTCCAAATACGATTCGATGGATTGTCTCTAACCCCAATGCAACCGCTATTACCGCGACGATCAACTATGCGATTTATAACTATTAAGATCTCATATACGGCTTGTGATACATATCATCTTTTATTAAAAATAATGATCAGTAGATAGAATGTCATCGGGTGATTTCAATTACGTGACACTCCGAAATATCGTCCCGTCCAATTCGGACGGATCCCTTGTCCATAATGGGTACGTTTTCACGATCGGACCCGATTCCAAACAATTATGGACGAATGATTTGTATCTTCGGTATTTGTCTGTCAGTACGATCGCCGTCAATTCCACGTTGAGACTGACCAACGGATCTTTTTTTATTTTCTACGCCTCTACGTTAACAGGTTCCACTTCCAACACAGAAACCTTGGTTGTTCATTCTACCATTGATACTTCTACCATCAGTGGAAATAACGTATTCTATTCCACCATGAAGGGTTCGACTCTTACTACATCCACTCTTAACGTTTCCACCTTGTATTACTCCTCTCTCTTTGGCTCCTCTATCACCACTTCCACCCTCAGTGGATCCACTATCTATTACTCCACCCTTGTTGGAAGTACCCAAGCGACCTCTAGCTTCTTCGGATCTACCATTGCCTTCTCCACAGGAACGGCCAGCACACTCTTTGTTAATGTTCTATCCGCCTCTACTTCTAATACGAATAACGGGTGGTTTTCTACGTTAACTGGTTCATCCATTACTACCTCTACGCTCTCAGGCTCCTCCATCTATTTCTCCACACTGCACGGTTCTACCCTTCTTTATTCCACCGCCACAGGAAACATACTGATTAATAATGACTTTTACGGATCGAGCGTTAATACCAATAATGGATTCTACTCGACCTTGACGGGATCCACCCTTACCACCTCTACGCTTAACGTTTCTACCCTGTATTACTCCTCTCTCTTTGGATCCTCTATTACCACCTCCACTTTCTTTGGATCCACCATCGCCTTCTCCACAGGAACCGCGAGCACATTATTCACCCATTTGTTCTCAGGATCCACCGTCAACATCAACAACGGTTTCTACTCCACTCTGACCGGTTCTTCCATTGTTGCCTCTACCATAACGACATCCACCTTGTATTATTCCACCGTTGTGGGAAGTACCCTGACAACAAGTCTATTCATCCTTCAATCCACTATGACGGGTTCGACGCTGAATACCATCAATACCACGTATTCTACTCTCCTTGGATCCACCTTTACCACGAATACAGGATTCTGGAATTCGACCCTAACAGGATCGACCATCACCACCACTCGTCTGAACTTTTCCTCCATGATCGGAAGCACTATTTCCACCAACACCCTACATGCTTCGACCCTTATCACGGTATCGACTGGAAATCTCGGTATTGGAATGACGAACCCCACCTACAATCTTCAGACCAATACCTTTAACACGGTCAACCTCTCTGGAAACTACCTTCAGACATGGATCAATATCTTTACAGGTACGGATGCTACCGCGTTTACCGCCACCTACAACGGAACCATGTCAGGTCCATCAGGTAGCCCCGCTGCAATGTCCGTCCTTCTCGGTGTTTACACCAATACGGTCCTGACTTACACGGGTAATCTGGTTCCTGGCAATGCATACATATTTAGTATTACCGTTAAAATGACGGGAACCAATCCTTACTTTTATCTGTGCAATCACTTGACCACCAGCCCCGCCGATCAACAGATTCCAGGATCCAGCTCTGTAAATATAACCGGATCGTACGCGACCTATACCGTTAGTTTCGTTGCTCCCTCTGGTAAATTCGGACTCTCCTTTGTTTCACAAGGAGGAGAGACGGTTTCATATTATGGATTTCAGATTCAAGGATTTTTCAGTCGATTAACAGGTGGTCTCGGACTCGGAACAGATAATCCACGATATGCAATCGATGCCCCCATCGGATCCATTCAAGCCTATAACTTGCAACAATTCGAATGGATTAATACTCAGACGTCAAATACCCTCGGATATAGTCCTGCATCTGGAGCTGGATTATACAAAGTCGCCACACTTGGAACGACTTCTGCAGGATTCGGTATGGTCAATGTTCGTGGACAAATCGGTGGATTTCTTGGAACGGGTGTCATGTACGTTGATTTATCGATCGTCACGCGTGGAGGACTGAAAGTATGGGGAACCGTGTCAGGATACCAGAATTCCTCAGGTCTATGCGATCTCGTCTACGCCATTAATAACTCGAAATACGATGTGTACATTTACATCAAGTCGACGACCAGTATCGTATACGATCTGATGGTATCAGGTGCATCAGGAAGCAACGTCCTCTATGATCCTGCTACCGCAGAACTTTTGAGTACTGCGATGGTTCCCACCACCTTTTCCTTGACCGCCATGGCCAACATTTATCCCAGCTCGAACGGATATGTCGGTATTGGTATGACGAACCCTGCGTACACATTAGATGTCGCTGGAAACATCAACGTTTCGGGATCAGTCCTTGTCAATGGAACCCCTCTGGCTGGAGGTGGTGGTGGTAGCAGTCAGTGGGGAACCGCTGGAGCCAATATTTATTACAATACTGGATATGTCGGAATCGGAACCGTGAATCCAACGACGACACTATACGTTTATGGAAACAGTGGAACCGTTATTGGAACCACCATTCAAAACGGAAGTCTTGGATCCAACTCCTATACCCAGCTATCCCTCCTCAACGATACTGGAATCGGATGCAATCTATTTATCAACTCCTCTGGACGAACCGCCGACGGTGGTGCGATTAGTATGGCCACCCTTCGTAATGATGCGGGTATTTTACGTCTTCAAGCCCAAGGTGGGCTATCCAATCCCACCTATGGTATCACTATTCTCCCCTCTGGTAATGTCGGTGTCGGATCCAGTTCACCTGGAACAACCCTCGATGTCGCAGGAACAGTTCAGGGTCAGACCGCCTTCCAGAGTAGTCCCAGTGTTGTTTTTCCTGTCATTGGAACCCTACAAGCTGTCTATCTCGGTCAATCGGGGGCGGCTGCAATACGTGGAACCTGTGTTCGCGTCGGTGATATCGCAGGTGCAGCCTATTACATGACAACTGGATCTGCGAATCTGACCTTCTATAAAGATGTCAGTGCTGGAAATCCCGTTTCTGTCATGTACTTTTCGGGTGGCTCGGTGACAGGTGCAACACCCACCGTGGTGGTTAACAATCAACTTGGTGTAGGAACGGCTCCTGCCTATCCACTTCATGTCTACCAAGGAAGTGCAACATTTACTCCCACTGCATATTTCAGTTCTCCTTCATCGGATACCACATTGGATCTTGTTAATACTGCAACCAGTGGACGCTATTGGCGTGTGGGTTCAGGAGGAACGGGATCAGGTGCTGGAGTCGGCAACTTTTATGTCTATGATTCTACTGCGTCGCTAACACGAATGGTCATTAATTCGAGTGGATATGTTGGTATTGGAACCAATTCACCTGCATATGCTCTCGATGCAGTAGGAAACGTTCGTGGAACAACGGGATTAATTGCTGGAAATGGGTCGGGTGCAGTAGCCCTTAATCTTTTGGATGTCGCCGCGGCTGCATGGCAGATCACGACAGGTAGCAACAATTTATCGATCAATAACAATTCTGCATCCTGGACGAATCGCCTAACCCTCACTCAGACAGGAAGACTTGGAGTTGGAACCGCTACGCCAGGTTATGCAGTGGATGTAGTAGGAACAGCTCGTGCCACAACAGGATTAGTTGCTGGAAATGGAAGTGGTATAGTTGCATTAAACTTACTCGATACTGCTGCTGCATCATGGCAAATTACCACAGGTAGCAACAATTTATCGATCAATAACAATTCTGCATCCTGGACGAATCGCCTAACCCTCACTCAGACAGGAAGACTTGGAGTTGGAACAGCAACCCCTGCATACGAAGTAGATGTTGTTGGAAGTGTGAATATAACTGGGTCTTTTCTTGTGAACGGAGTCGCTTTTTCGGGTGGCTCAACATGGTTATCGTCAGGATCCAATATTTACTTTAATACTGGTAATGTAGGAATCGGAACAAATAATCCTTTTACAAGACTACATCTCTATTCTCCCAGTTCTAGCCCCTTATTTATAGAACAATCTGGAACAGATGCGAATTATATAACATTCACCTCAAATGGAATAAACTATGGATATGTTGGACTTGAGAAAAGTGATGGAACTGCTCCATTTGCAAACGCAGCTGGATATGATATGGTTGTCGGAACAGTCCCTTCCAAAAACGTTCATATTGCAACAACCAATCTTATACGTATGACAGTTACGTCTGCTGGAAGTGTTGGCATTGGTTCAACGACTCCTGGTACTCATCTATTCTGTTATCAGCCGCTCAGTGGAGTTAGTAGTAGCTGGGCAGGTCGTGGATATTTTGGAGGAGATACAGTAGGTGCCGTATTAGGTCAATACAATGATACCGTTCAAATGGGAGGACATAATAAGGCATTAACTACCTGGGCCAAAATATGTATTAATCCAGAACCTACCTCCTATGTCGGCATTGGAACCAACAATCCTACCGCTGCTACCCTTCATGTTGGAGGAGCCATCTATGCCTCAGGAGACATAACCGCCTTGTCGGATCAGCGATACAAACAAAACATTTTTCCTTTGACCAACTGCTTGGATTCCGTCTGTTCCCTCACAGGATACTCGTATACACGAACCGACTACAAACCAGGTGAATCCCAGATCGGTTTGATTGCCCAAGAGGTCAACCAGGTGTTCCCTCAAGCCGTCAATTACGATACCGAGAGTGATATCTACAGTTTGAACTATACTGCCCTTATCGCACCGTTGGTACAATCCATCAAGGAACTTCGCGAACAAGTGAATCAACTGAAGGCTCGTCTTGGTTAGAACTTGGTTAGAACTTGGTTAGAACTTGGTTAAACGTTGTATAATTATTTTATTCGATTACAATCCAATAAAATAGCTTTTAAAACTTATATGCCAAAGGCTTACATCCTTTTACCGTCCATATAATTCGACACGCATCGACCGATTCAAGCCAGTTGTTGTCTGACAACATGTAATTGCATCACCTGCACTATAATTCATACCTGATCCATACGTAATATTCATACCAATTCCACCACCCACATCCGATGAACTAAAATCACCAGGAGCATTTTCATTAAAAATAAATCCCCATCGGAAATTACTATTTACTGTTCCAATATGACTTCCTCCTCCAAAGATATGACGTCTTGAAGGATTTTGAGTGGACCAAATATTGTAGGAAAATCCTGGAAAGTTAATCGGATCGGGATAGCTCGGCGAATCACGTGATGCCGAGAATCCTGTTAGTGCCGTTGCACGTGTACCACTTGAATAATAATTATTAACCAGCCATGTCCACGAATCAGGTGGCGACGCAATGCTTCCACCTGTATATCCCACATCAGGCCACACCGCCAATACATCCTTGATCATCGCGTAATTCATAACATCAAACTTGGCGTCCCCATCATTACGATTGGTTTGAGCTGGATTCAACGTATTAACGCCCGTCCAGTACCCTGAACTATATTGAAACGTCGTTCCACGCGTCGCCTTCATCAACATCATCCAGCCTCCTCCATCCCATGCACTATTCATCAAACAATATATGGCCGTCGACGTTCCATTCACATTAATATAATATACACCATCTGTGTTGGTGGTCGGTGAAATCGCTTTGGTAATACGAGCACTCTCCGCAGGAAACGCAGAGTTTATACCAAGACTGTAAAACACATACCCTGTCATATTATACGTTCGAGTAATACCTGGTGCGGAAAAGGAAAAGTTATAATTATCACCGTAGAAATTATCACCAAATTGACATCGAATGGGATAAAAGGTTCCTGCTGTTAAGGCGATGGTTCCACTTCTTTCTTGTGCACCGTGAATACCACTATTATTGACAAGTGCATTTGCCGTGGTATATCCCGAAAGTGCAGTTGACCCAATCCATGCATACGACGCATCATCCGAGACAGTATAAAACGTATAGGTTCCCGTCACAGTTGCATAGAAATAGCCAAACCATTCTACAGAATACACATCCCACGATTCATTATTTGGAACAACACCACCTGTTGCAGCGTTGATACTCGATGTATCCGTCGTAGATCCAATGTAATTTTCAGTTAATGTACTGAAAATAGCGGGATTGTCATTAAAGTATATTCCAGTAAATACACGATAGATAAATCCTGATTTCAATACTTTCGACTTTCCTGCAAATTGCGACATGGAAATGTTTACATCCGTTACGCCTGGAATGCCCGATCCATAGGCAGGTGCATAACTCGGACGATACTGACTTAAACTCACCGAGTTCGAATCATTCGGCCCAATGACCCTTCGAAGATCCGAGAATGCAATTGGTCCACTCGGAAGTGCCATCCTTATTATAGACGATGTTTATTTAGAAGTGCTATTGTTATGATTTGAAACAGTGTTGTATTTACCAAAAAAATATGACGGAATACCATTAGATAGGATGGCCTCGGGCGATTTTAATAATCTCATCCTCCGAAAAGTCGTCGCTTATAATCCCGACGGCTCGTTCATCAAAGACGGATATGTCTTTACGGTTAGTTCCAATGGTAAACATAACTGGACACCCGATCTCAATTTGAATCGTATGGTTCTTAGCACGTTCACCCTTAACTCCCTTTTGTATGTATCCACCTCCAAGTTCGATTCAACAACGATCTCGTCGCTTGCCGTTAGTACCACAAACTTGTCAAGTGTAACGGTTTCAACCTTGAATGTCGCCAGTACTGGATACAAATACATGATCGGTAGCTCCATCGTGAATTCCTCCCTGGCTGGAACCAGTGCCGTGATTTCCGCTATTTCCTTCTCCACTCTTCGAGGATCCACCTCGTTTACCACCGATGCAACGATATCCTCCTTAACTGTCTCTAGTGCATTTGTTTCTACCATGGACAATATCATCATCACGGCATGCAGTTTTAGAGCATCTACCTTTGTTTTCGTGACGACTGATTTTCAATACAGTGTCATCTCCACCCTATCCTGCATCAATATGAGCAATTCCTCTACATTTGTCGGATCGACAATGACCGTTGTCAACCTGAGCACTTCCGTCCTCTCCTTTTCGACCCTCTTCGGAAGCACCATGACGCTCAATCAGGCCACCTGGAACTCCACGATGAACGGCTCCAGTCTCGTCGTTCGAAGCGTGAATTATTCTACTCTCACGGGATCCACACTCAGTACTAACGCTATCGTCTTTCAATCCACCATGATCGGATCTAGTATCATTGCGAGCACCCTTGTTCTTCATAACTCTCTTACCACCTCCACCCTTGTCGGATCTAGTATCCAGATGGACCAAATGGTTCTTCGATCTACTGCTACCGTCTCTACCATTAATTTTACGAGCGGAACCTATTCGACCCTCTCAGGATCGACTCTTGCCTTAAATACTGGTTTTTGGAACTCGACCCTGATCGGTTCCACCTTGAATTTTAACAAGGGAACCTATTCAAGCCTTACGGGATCGACTCTTTCTCTCAATACCGGATTTTGGAACTCGACCCTGATTGGATCGACCCTGAATTTGAATACAGGAACCTATTCCACATTATCCGGCTCAACGATCGACGCCAATGTGCTAACCGTCAACTCTACCATAACGGGATCCACTATGACCATGACGGGAATATCGTATTCTACCATTACGGGAAGTAGCATTATGACAAGTGATGTTATCGCATCCAGTTTGATAGGTAGTACCATTAGCTTTACGAACTTGTCATTCAGTACCCTCACCATCAGTACGGTAACCGCCAATGTCATCTATCCTCTTTCTCTTGTCGGAAGTTCGATTCGTACCGAAATGTTGTCTGCCTCCACGATTCTTACCGTGTCCACTGGTGGAAAGGCAGGTATCGGAACAAACACCCCCAATTATCCCCTCACCGTTTCCAATAGTGCCTTTAAAACCATGGAAGTGAACCGAATTAGTACCGCTGTAAACGATTTTTATGCATCAGGAACCGTCTATTCCATAACACACCCTGCCACTGGGTTCCGCGGTGAATATGCTTACGCCTATGCGGGTGCCAGTACCATCGCGACCACGACCGAATCTCAGGCCGTCGGATATTACGCCATTGACGTAGCCAACCTCGGTATCTTTGGAACCGAAACCGCTGGCGGTCCATCGGGTGCCACTTTTTACATTGATCCTAACAAGACCTTCTTCCAAAACACCAATCTCGGTATTGGAACTACCGCACCCACATGGCTCATGACGGTTGCAGAGGATATTCCCATTGCGACCATGACGCTGAATCCCATGGATGCCCAGTTGGTCATCTCTGGTAAAACCAATACAGGAACGCTCAAATTCGGATCTTATTACACCAACAATGGAACACCGCAGTTTGGAACCGCCATTCAGAGCAGTTATGTTACCGCTGGATACGACGTCGGTTCCTCCATAACATTGAATCCTCTCGGTGGAAACGTAGGAATTGCCACCACCAATCCATCTCAGCTCTTTCATGTGATGGGTGCCATTGCAACGGACGCAGGTGCTCCTTATGGACTTCTTCGTATGATTGCCTTCAATAACGCCACGTACATTCAGTCAGGTCTATCCGGTGCAACTGGATCCGCTGCTCCACTGTACTTTACCAGCATGAACAGTGGCAGCATTTGGGCATCCATCAGTGCAACGGGTATGGTGGGAATCGGAACCGCTGCGTCGACGATTCCATTACAGGTCAATAACAATGCGGGAACATACAGTACACCCACCGCATCCATTTCAGATGGCCCTGCCGATCTAGGAGGAACCTATGGTATGCTTCATTTGACTCGTCCTGGAGGATCTTCGGATAACAAGGGTCATCTAACACTCATTCGAAATGGATTTAGTGTCTTTAACATTGGATACTTTTCGGGATCGAACACGGTTGGTTTTGTTTCGGCCAATAACATGAATAGTTCAAACGGAATGTTCATCATGTCAACGGGATTTACAGGTATCGGTACCTTTACCCCACAGAGCAAATTCCACGTATACAACGGTGTCACCATTCTTTCTTCTGGAACCACCAGCAATGCGGCAGCGTATGCCACACCCACCACCCTTCATTTGCGTGGTCCCTCTGCAACCAGTACTCAACTTGTCTGGGAATGTGTTAATATAAATACCGCTGCCATTACCGCATCAACCGGATACGGGTTGTCCTATGGAACTCAGCTAGGCGATCATGTATTTCGAACAGGCTGTACGTATAATGGAGATTTTTCGGCAACAGGAACCGAGCGATTCCGTATCGCCGCGAACGGTAATGTTGGTATTAATTCTAGCACTCCAAATTATACATTGGAGGTCATAGGTAATGCTCGCATTAGCAGTCTTCTTACAACCCCCTATATATCCGCTCCAGATATGAGAAGTCAAACTAATTATTTTAAACCGAATCATCAACCTTCAAACTCATTTTCAGTTGGATTTTTTGGTGGTGCAGCATCAGGAACATGGGCTGATGGAATTCAATTGAATACCTATTCGGATTCATCAGGTGGAAATCAAAACTTGGTCCTCTTCCAAAAGAATGGAATTGGATTGCGTATCTACCAGGGTAGTTGGCAAGCCAATTCTAGTTATTCAACCTACAAAGATGCGGTCATGACGGATAGTAGTGGAAATACAAGTATTAGTGGAACATTAACTGTTGGCACCCTTGTTGTAGGAAGCGGTGTACTCATTCCTGTTGGTATCATTGTTATGTGGTCTGGATTAGCTTCAGCCGTCCCAACAGGATGGGCATTATGTAATGGTGCAACCGTCAATGGGTATACAACACCTAATTTATTAGGTCGTTTTGTTGTTGCAGCTGGACCTGGAAGTTATAATCCTGGCGATCAAGCTGGTGTAAATACAACCTATCTAGATGTCGGTCATCTTCCTGCCCACACTCACTCCATGCCTGATCTGCGCCACGACCACACAGGTGGAACACGTACACTATCGCACGCCAACTCAGGTGGTTGCGATGATCAACAGTGGGGTACAGGTAATCGAGAGTGTGGATGGGCTTCTATTAATATTTTTACGAATGCAACTACATGGTATGCAACAAATTCTTCCAATCCACCAACTTCACTCGGATATACAGGAAGTGGATGGGGATTTGAAAATCGTCCACCCTTTTATGCATTATGTTATATCATGAAGGTATAAGAATATAAAGAATAGCATTTTATATATGCATATAATGAATCAAATAGATCGATTTTTTATATCATCCGACGAACGAGTTAAAGGCTGTATTTGTCCAATAAATGGTTTATTATGCAAACTAGATCAACTGAACTTTGTCTCTTATGATCGACTTGGTAAAGATACTTATACACAGGAGGTTGGTGTTATTGCTCAGAATGTTAATAATGTATTTCCAAAAATGGTAAAATTTACAACAAATTACCTTCCAAATATTCAGCAAAAAGCCGAGCATTCCTTAATATCAAAAGATGTTGTATTTATTCGATTTGATAATACATTACCTATCAGAGAAAATGACGAAGGATTATTTCTTATTACTCATCCTGGAGGTAGAACAAAAGATAATCATGTAGCTACTATTATTAATGCAACTGATGTTTCTATTGAAATTAAGAAATGGGTCGAATATTCATCAAGCGATGAAGTATTTGTATATGGAACCAGGGTGGACGATTATCATTCCGTTGACATATCACAAATCGGCGTACTAGGTGCTGCCTGTGCAAAAGAACTGCACCAGATGGTGAAATGCCAAGCGGAAACGATTGCTGCACTTAACGGAACGTGTGCTGCGCTTCAAGCGGCGAATGCCACGACAAGCAGCCAATTGGCTATGCTTCAAAAACAAATAGACGACCTTTCTGCCCGTCTTTCATAATTGGCTGACCCATCTTATTTTGTGTTATTCATCATACCAAAAAATAAGATCATAGTAGAGATGGCATCTGGACTTGCCAGTTTTAACGCTCGGCGAAATGTGCGAGCACCCGCCATTACGGTCAGCACGATCCAAGGCTCTTCTATTTCAACTGCTTCCATTACAACGACTACGTTGTCCCTGTCTACCCTGACCGGTTCCACCATAACCACTAATATGTTGTCGTTATCCACCCTAACCGTTTCCAGTATCAATAGTGGAGCACCTGGTGTGGCAGCCTATTCAACATTGAACGTGAGTTCTATGAATGCGACTTCTTCCATTACCACGTCGAGTATCACTACATCCAGTATTATTACCGCTCCTGGGTACAACTCTAATATCAGTAATGTTATCTATACCTCTCTAGCCGATTCAGGACAAACCGCTGCGAGTTTTACCACATCAGGCTTACCCCCTACCGCTCCATCAGGTAGTGTCATTTCGGGTTCCTATCGTCTAACAGCAGGTGCCTCTGCTGGTGCGGCATCCATGCGACTTGCCTCCTTTACCTACACTGCAGGAACAACCTACAATTTTACTTTTACGGGTGTACAAGGTTCCACGAATTTATCACTCTCGGTGAGGCAATATAATACAATGGGAACGGGAGATACTACAATTAGTGCGGATATTTACTTATTTGGTACAACGACAACAACGATCTCTGGATCCTTTATCCCAAATCTGTATGCTCCATCTTATTCAGGAGCAATTGTGTTCTATGTCCAGGCTCTTTCTGTGAATCAATATGTTAATTTTACATCGTTCAGCATGACGGTGGGTTCTATGAATGTGGGTATTGGAACAACGAACCCACTTACAAAACTTCAAATCACACAAGATGGAAACTCAGTTGTGAATGAAGGTGGAACCCATTCCATGGGAATTCTATCCAATCAGGGAACATCTGGAACAAATCTCATGTATATGATGTTAGATGCCGATTATACCAATCAATGTTGTTCCATTCAATCGATTGTCTATGGACTGAAAGTATGGAATCTCAGCCTGAATCCTCGTGGTGGAAATGTCGGCATTGGAACAACGAATCCTGCACAAGCATTACACGTATATGGAACGAATCCCTATTTCTATTTGGGAGCAACCGCATCCAACTATAATGTGGCACAATTTTCATTTAACACAGTAAGTTCAGGAAGTACTTCCAATTATGTGTCCATGCAGATCTATAATGGTCCTACTACACTATGCTTCAATGGATTAGGACAGGTCGGCATCGGAACGACGAATCCTGCGGTCAGTCTCCATGTCTATGGATCATCAAATACTGGATATCAAAATCGCATTCAAATTGAAGGCAATGCCAATGATGTTGCGTGTATTAATTTGAAAACCGCCTCCAATACATCCTATATCTTTACGGATGCGAGTGGAAATCTTCATCTCTATCCTAATACTCCCGCATCACAGCGTGTATTTATCCAACCCAATCCAAGTGGAAGAGTGGCCATTGGTAATAACGGAAATACTCCCTTGGGAACACTCCAGATAGGAGCCGCAACAGGGGCAGTTGCATGTGATGGAACCATTGTGGTTGGCAAAACGAATGGGTCAACTAGTTATCGCAATTTCAAGATGGGATATGATGCCGACTATAACTTTGTATTGGGTGATTTTGCAGATGGGTCGGCCTGGACACCACAGTTGAAATTCGCCTATTCTGCACCAGCGAATTGCATCGCTGTAAATTCAAGTGGCTATGTTGGTATTGGAACAGCGACATCCACTGCAAGTTTGAATGTATATGGATCAGGAAGCAATTCTAGTGGTCAAAATGTTCCATTTTCAATAACAAACAGTAATAATGGATTAAAATGGGATGTGGGTCCCAATCTCTATGCAGGTGATTTTGTTATTTTTTACAATAATGCAGGTGCTTGGTTGAATCATTTGAACCCTGCCGGCGGATGGAACTTTCAGTCGGATCTTCGACTGAAAGATGAGATTGTATCCATACCCAATTGCCTCGATACCATTGAGGCATTGCGACCAGTCAGTTATCGCTGGAAGTCCAACATGGATTCGCAGTACAAATCGTTTGGTCTAATCGCACAAGAAGTGAAAGATGTACTCCCCGAACTTGTCAGCTCGATCCAAGACGTGGAACATGGAGAGATCTATGGAATTTCTTATAATGGATGTATCCCGATTCTGATTGGAGCGGTCAAGGAACTCTCCGCAGCGAATGCCGCTCTCCAAACAGAAAATGCCCAGATGAAGTCTCAACTGGCTAGCCTTATTGCCTGGGCACAATCACAGGGCTTTAATGCATAAATCATTTATCATGCTCGGTTGTAAAAGAGAAGCATGAATAAAAATACAGCGTTTTTTTAACCCGTCTCCTTAGAGATGTCTGATACGCTACGGATTAATAATCTGTTTACGACCGCTATGGCGTATTCCACATTAACGGGATCGACCATCACAGCATCGAGTATCACAACACCTGTTATTGCAACCACCACTGGATTTACGACCATTGGACAGAATACAGCCAATCCCAACCGATTTGTTGAAATCGGTTCTGACGCTGCCAACTCTGTTTATTTTGATTTTCATTCTAGTGATTCAGCCCTTCCCGATTATTCTACACGTATTCAATCCAATGGAGGAGCAACCATTGGACAAGGTCATATGCTAATACAGGCATCCACAATCAATGTTCTTGGGACAAGCGGTGTGGGAATTGGAACGTCGACGCCTCTAACCACACTTTCTATCTATAATACGATTGCGGATAGTACGAAAGCACCAGACGTTGATAATCGTGCAGGTCAATTGACCATCTCAAACAGTAAATCGGGAACCACTATATATAGCATGGCAATTGGTATGGATCAAGTCTATGGTATTGGATATATCAATGCAGCAGGAAATAGCTCTACACAACCTGTATGCCTGAATACACGCGGTGGAAATGTCGGTATTGGAATGACCAATCCAACTGGTAAATGTCATATTTATGGAGCTGGTCAGAGTACTGGTACAACTGATGTTTATAGCTTGAATGTATCTTCTGCTGACAGTTTTAATGGAAATGGAGGCATAACCGTTTATTCAGAATCCATCAATATGAAAGCTGGCGATTTGACGTGGGGAGGTGGTGTTCGCGTCTATGGTGCACGAATTTATATTGGAGGTGGATATTCCATCAATGCCGCTCAGAATCAAGGAAATATTGTTATGTATACCGGTAATGCTGCCCGCGTGCAAATTGAGAATAGTGGCAACGATGGTGTTATCAGCCACTATGTACGATATTATAGACAATATGCAGGAATTGATGCGGATGCCTCCTCCTATTTTCAAAATAGTAGTGCCGGTTCAAGTGCGTATTTTAATATAATTATTGGAAATAATACAGGTAATACCAATCATTTTATGAACTCTTCCACAAGAACAAATGACGGTGGAGCAAATGGTTATACGATTCGTAATGACACAACTGGCGGTGTTCGCTTTTTGTGTAGCGGTGGTGGGTTTGCTTCATGGAATGCAACCAACACTGGAGGCTCGAACAATACCAACGCCGTTATAAATTATACAAATGCTACCACTGGTAATCTTGGATCATGGAATGCTCAGGGATTTACTCTTTTTTGCAATACAAGTACACCAGCTGGAAATCAACCTGCTCTTGGTTTCGCAAGTAATAATTATAATGCAAATTTTATATCAAGTTTAGCTCCAGCCGTTCGTTGGATGGATTTATATCTTTATAATGCGACTACCGTTTTTACCCGTGATGGCAGCGTAGTTGGCTATACTGTTCCATCGGGTGGTTCAAATGTATCGGATGAGCGTGAAAAATATGATATTAATGATTTGAAAACAACTCGCTCATTAGAACGTATTTTGAGATGCAAGCCAAAGTATTACAAACGTAAATATTATGATTATGACAAAGACGGAAATCCTCTTACACCTGCCCCTCAGTCCTCAAAGGATGCGATCTGTATCGGATTACTCGCCCAAGAGGTTCAAGATCACAATCCACACTGTATTAGTACTTGGAAGAATGAAATGATCAAAGAAACAGATTGTGATGATGGTATGCGTTTTGGTGTAAATTATGGCGATTATACCATTCATTTGATCGGAGCCGTGCAGGAGTTAAATTGTAAGATTACTCAATTAACCGCCACAACAGAAACTCAAGCCACACAGATCCAAGATCTTTCTTCACAGTTAACCGCAGTTCTTGCTCGTCTGAGTGCAGCAGGAATCGCATAAGATTTGTTCGTATTATTAAAAATTCTTATTATGATCATAGTAAGAATTTTTAAGACTTTTTTGTAAAAAAGGCCTTATAGAATCTTCGAGCTAACACCAAACGCCTTCTTCAACTCCGCCGTCGGCGGAGGCGTTAAACGAAGCGAATGCTGTGCTTCCTTGACAATAGAGGCCGGTTGGAGAATTCCCCATCGTTTCCAGACCTCCTCCTTTCCAATCGTATATCGCCACGGAAAATCCATCGGCTTCTTCAAATGTCGCTGAACGACCGCATTCTGCGTTTGCATCCAATCCGATTGTTTCTTGATCAGCCGATGAAACAAGGCTTCATTACCCATCGAAAGGAATCCCGCATACAACAGTTCCGCCCATGCTTCCGTCTCCGCTTCCGTTTGATCCACCCCATGATCCATATGATCCAGGCACGATGCATGCTGTAATTCATGGATCAGAACACGTGTCGCATCCTCCGCTCGGTACAACATAATCGTCTGTTTATTGCAATTGTATGTATACCCGCCATTAATGTTCTCAGGGGTAATGTGCGGATACGAATTGTCCATTCGCCTCGAATGAATGGGCTGTAAAGCACTCTTGGGAAACTCTCTCAGTGAAGGGTGTGCCAACAAGAAGACTTTCGCCTGCCTCGAACCTCGTTCATGGTACGATCGAAGGATACGTCCCCATAGGCCCCACGGAACATGTTGTTCCTTATCATCATAGATCGCCATGACCTGTCCATATTCGCATTGACGCACTTCATATCGTGCCGTTCCCGCCTTGAATCGCTGGAACATTGTTTTCCTCGCACCCAGTCGATCAAAATCCGACGGCTGACTACACTCTTCTTCTAAATACGCCAGGTCCGTCTGCGAAACAAACGGGATGGTCTTCCAAACCGGTTCTTTCTTTTTAAATTCATGCCGAATAACATCCAGCACGGCGTTCAGAAGCGCCATTCTACTTAGAGGGTCGCAATTGATGCAGCTGGCGTGCCAGTTTCAAATGCACATGCTCCCAGAGAATCGGGATACGATACGACGTGACTAAGACCCAGCCCGAACCCGATTCCGCATTCCACAGGGTATGTAAGAGCGGGGCACGAATCGTCGGAGTGATCCATTCCGTTTCATAGATTGCCGCGATCCAATACATAATCACATCGGTCCATCTCAGATTCCTCTGTAGACATGTATAAATCCACGTCCTGACATCCGCGATCTTTGATGGCTCCCCGTTCAACGACCACTCATTCAATGTTTTCTTGAAATACGAGAGCCACACATCCTCCGTGCACAACTTGGCACGCTGGACATAATTTGCCAAGAGGCGATCTTCACCTCTCACAGGAATCTCAAAACAGAAATCACGTAGGCGACTACACATCGGGAACTCGGTGGTCAGAAGGATCGCAAATGTCGGATACTGCTCCAAACACTCTTGTAGCTGCAGCACCGACTCGTCGGTCAAGAAATGGGCGTGATACAGCACAAGGTATCGTGTCTGAATGGCCGACGCCATCAGGCATACGTCCTGTTGTCCCGTCCAGCGTGTCAGAATGGATTGCAAGAACACCTTATCCGACATCGACATGGTCGCCGTATCAAATCCCAGATGCAGGGCCGATTCCTCATACGGAATGGACTTGCCCGAGGCATCATCGTCATCTTCATCCGGATCGCCACCGTTCGTCTGCTTGTTCAAAAACCATGTACTCTTTTTCATATCAAAGGGAACGCCTGCCTTTTCCGCTTGTTGTTGCAGGAAAGACAGGAGTTTAGTTCGTTTACCACAACCTTTGGGGCCACGCCATGCATAACTACAGGGCTGATCCATTACCTAGGATGTCAGGGCGATTGTTTAGGTTTACTCCGTCTTCTCTTTCGCCGCATGAATCTCTTCGTGCAATTGATTGACTGTATCTGATCCAGTACGTTGAAACCAGAAAGGAAACACGGCGTGAATGAAGAGTGCGGTTGATCCCTTGGCCATCTGGCATGCCATGACCGACGCTTTCAGAAAGTGCTGACCATAGGTGGTTCCCTGCTCCGTAGGGTGCTGTCGAAACATCGCTGCAATTTGCTCACATCGATCCTGTACGACGGCCCAGCACGTTTTACCACATTCCTTAAGATTCTCTTGACTCAGCGTTCTACCAACGCTTTGACCCACTTCTTGTGCACTTTCGTGATCCATGTTCTAGGATAGTGTGCGTCTTTTTTCTTTATGTCCATTTCCTATACGGGCCTAAATGACCCCGTCGTGTGTAGGATAAGAATGATTCTTGCCATCCCCTATCAGGCATTTGAAGTCAACCATATTCACTTGAATCCCTTTCAACTTGATCGGTTCGGTAAAACCATCGCCAAACTCTCTTATAAAGACAACTCCATCGATTTCCACGATGTTAGCATTCTGTCGCCGCCCCTTCGTATCGTCGATTACAACCCTGAAACGTCTCGTCTTCGCGTGGACATCTCGGATCATCCCACGTTCATGGTAAAAATGAATACACTTCATGAATATTTGGTGAGTACGTTTTACGTGCATCAACAAAGCTTTCTGAATCTGCGGAACAAGCCGTATGAGTCCATTCGCCATTTATTTTATTTCTTGCTCGACGGGAACATCCTGTCTCTTTTCATTTATCCGACCGTATTGGTCAAAACGGATAACGAACAGACGCTACACGTTTCTGATTTGAAGTCGGGGGATACCATTCGATGCATCGTACGCTTGCAGGGTGTGTCTCAAATCCCCAATAAGGATGACATTCGTTTGAGGCTGCATCATTCGGTTCCTTCGGTCTGGTCTCTAAGCTGAAAGGTCTTACATCTTGCTGATCATCGAAATGGACAACGAACAAACGGAAAATCCCAGAGACATACACATCATTAGCAACAGAAGATACATAAAACGATCGCGTGCTTGTACTTCCTTATACAACATTGAGATGCCAATAAACAAGGTAATGGATCCCACTGCACTAATGATCCATACCTTTCGGAGTTCTGTTTTAATTTCATTCCAGTCTGCGGTCTGATCCATGTATTTTCCCGCCATGACAAAGGAGGTTATATAGAGAGCCAAGGCAATCACTCCGAATACGATGACGATCATTCTATTTATAGGTTCACTTAGAAATGGCGGAGATGGCGAGTGCTGAATACGATAATGCCAGGGTGATGCATGACATGATCAATACGATATAGATGATATTGCTGGGATCCTTGATAAAGTAAAGAAGAAGTGCCAAGAAGAGAGCAAAGGAACCACCAATGGTAAGACCTAGGATTTTATTGATCTCTGGTTTGATTTGGTTCTGGCTATCCTTTGTTCCTACGAACTGCGAAATGACCACAAACGATCCAATGTATAGACCTACCGCGAGTAGTCCACAGACAATCATTCCCGTAGTCGATGCAATAGCGGATCCCGTCCAACTGGATGGATCTGTTATGGCCTCTACTGCGTTCGATGCTGCGTTTTTTACTCCTGCCGCGGCTGAGGCAACTGCACTGTTTCCACTCGCAGAGGTAGACATTCTATGATGAATAGGCTTTTTATTTATCACTTCTTTTGTGCGTTGGATGCAGCCATAAAGAGTTTGACCTGTGAACGAACGTCATCCGCATAAGGAAACGACTTCAAGGGTTCCATACCAAAATAGACGACCAGGATCAATAGGATAAAAAAGATGATTTGACCACCTATCATTAAAATAAAGTTCGATTTGGAAAAATCATACATTTCTATCTCTACTGTTTTTTATTCTCCGTACACAATAGGCCATGAAAACAAGAAAACGCAAACTGAGTCTCAAAGACATCTCACGATGTCATCCAAGACTCAAATCAAAAAAGAAATGCCTACCTACCACCGTCTATTCTGATATCGAACGGAAGGTTGGATCGAAAGGTTCCAAACTCTTTAAGGATCTGGGATGTGGCGAAAACGAAGAACATTGTCTCTTAGACAAGGCACCTCTTGATGCAGAGTTCAAAAAAACCGTCCGTACCCAATATCTTCGCCCCAAGAGACCCGCTGTATGGGACGAAAAGCCCAATCAGTGGCTGGATAATTTTAATATCGAGAACGTCATGAAACAATATGAAGACGTCTTTCCTTGGTTCGAATTCATGGGTGTATTCCCCATGGACTTCTCGGCACCCGATCCCTATCTCAAACAAGACACCCCGAAATGTCTTCACGCAGAACTCTGTAATTTGAACTTGAAAGACGAGTACAATAAGGGCAAACGTGGGATCGGAATGGTATTCAATCTGGACCCCCATTACAAAGGTGGAAGCCATTGGGTCGGGTTATACATTGACCTTCATAATATCAAGAAGCCCATCATTTCCTATTACGATTCTTATGGAATGAAAACACCTCCCATGATTGCACGATTCATGCGTGCTTTTACCCTTCAAATCCCTGACTGCGAACTCGGATTTAATGCCCGTCGCTTCCAATATGGTCAGTCCGAATGTGGCATGTTCAGCATGTATTTCATCATTTGTATGATGTATGGAATCCCGTTTCGTGAATTCTGTAAGGATGCCGTAAAAGATGGATTTATGTTGGATCTCCGAAAGATTCTGTTTGCGAAATAATCGTAGGAAAAGCCATATAAAAGATTTAGGAGGATAAGATAGTAATGTATCGTCCGGCCCTTAACCAACAACAGCAAGGTTCGGTTCAAAACGTCTTTTTTAGCGAAAAGAACTATAACACCCTTCAACTGGTTCTCCTCCAAGATTTCCAGAGCCGCAATGGTGCACCATTAAGCGACGATCAGCGTGCTCGCCTGGGAAAGACCCTCGATCATTACCTTCGCCAGGTCTACGAGAAACAGGGGGAGAAACCCATCACGACACTCAATAAGGAAGTTCTCGGTGCATGTGCGAAGGATTTCTCCCAATACTTGCAACGCAAGGAGCTCGTTAAGGGATCCAATCCCGTCAAGCAGGTCATGGACGATAACTTATTTATGGAAACGTCGCAGCGTTTTGAGAAAATTAGCCAAGAGCGTAACGAAGTCAAGGCACTTCCCCCCGCTGTTCCCGATTTTCGCATTTCGTTGTCCGAGGATGGTCCACCTGCCGCCGAGATGTTTGAGCGTGCCAAGAAAATGCGTGAAATGGAAGCCTTGCGTTCCCAACAGGCCGCCGAACTCGCCAAAGCCGATGCAGGCCTTCAGGGGCGTATTCAAGCCGATAATGTGTTTCAGGCCCAACAGGAGGCACAAAACCGCAACACCCAGTTGGCACTCGTTCAGCGTACGTCGGCTCCCCGCCCCGCGGCAGACATGCCCTTGGCGATTCTACCTGATCGTCGCGAGCTACTTATGGGATCTGTGGGTTCATTCGACGGTATGACTAAGGATCAGGGCAATGGTAATCCCACAATTGCTCAGCCACTGGATCTTCCCGTCCGTCGTCTAGGAACTGATTTGCCCCAGAACACCATTATTCGCCACGAGCCCGTTATTAGCTATCGTGAAATCGAGAACAATTTGTTTTTATACTCTGCCGACCGAGACTGGCTCCGAAACAATAAGGAGAACCGATACAACTTTACGGTTAACTTTGATCCCGCTGCCAACAGCCAGAGTTTCGGCCCCACCCTTTCGAGTCAGCAGAAATTCAAGAACATTGTTCGCATCGAGCTTGTTAAGGCCATTCTCCCTGGCGAGGGCTTGCAAGTTGCTGTTAATCGCAACACGTCCGAGAATCAGGTGGTCAATACCAACTTTAAAGACAATATCTTGAATCTCCCTTTTATCACCCTCCGTGTCGCCGAACTGGAAAACAACAACTACGGAACCGATCAGTTCCTCGATCGTAGTTTCGGTGTTCTTCAGTATGATGATCATTGGGTATCAGACACTGATGTCCAGAGCAAAGGATTCTTGGCTATGATTCCCAAGTTCCTCAAGTGCCAGAAAGAGTATTACCCCACTCCCTTGTCTACCCTTCAGAAGATGTCAATCGAACTCCGTCGCCCCAATGGAGAACTCATTAGTACTTCTCCCGATACCTTTGATATCGCTGGTATCATCGCCCCTCAGGCAGGAACAACCGCTGGAACCACCTTTCCATTCAGTCTTCCCCTCCAGTTTGGAACCACTGCGACCCAATACAATGTCATGGTTCCGGCCGTGAACGGTGATCCAGCCAACTTCTATATCAACACCTCCCGCTATTTCAGTAAATTCGAAATCAGTGCGGGTGATCGTATTCAGATCAGTGGATATACTTATGCACCTGAGGCACTTAACGATGAGACCCATGGTGGAACCTTGCGTGCGTTCTGCAACTGGATCAACCGCGTCGAAGGACATACGGTATTGGGATCGGCCTATTCTCCCACCACCAGTTCCATTCAGGACGGATTCAATGACGTTGGATATGCAAATTTCCTTGTCATTCCTGCCCTGTATCAGGACCCGAGCACGGGTAGCACTCTTCCTAGCTCCTTTGGAGCGAATCTAGGTGCGACGTTGAACGCCTTTGGCGTCAGTCTCCAATCACCCGTTCGCTTGATGAACATGAACAAACAGATCAGTCTAGTGTTCCGCATCATTACCCGTGAAATGGATTCGTTGCCGCAGCTTCGCCCAGAGAACAATTACTAAGCACTTTTTTCTAAAAACGCATAGTAGATATAATGTTATCCTTTAACATTATTTTATTATGTTTGGTATTGGTGATCCTTATCGGATTAACCTATCACCTTCCCTTTGTAGATGGTTTTGCAGATTCCGGTTCCCATACACAGTTTATTGAGGAATCCAATCGTAAACTCAATTCTCTTACCAATACGATTAATTTGACGAATCCTGCACTTCCCATCGATCCCATTACGACCGATTTGATTCATCAGGCCACCAACGTTATTTCAGTCGATCCCAATTCGAGTACCTATTCCTTATCTGCCAAAGCCCCCTATTCTCCTCCCGATCAAGCCCCTGGTGCCTTTCAATTGGCCGCCTCTTGCTCCGAAGCCCCCAAAACATGTTCCGCCTTCGACGATCCCAACTTTGCAAAGAATTGTGGTATGTCCTTTGATATCAATGGAATTGGATACGACGGACGTCCCTTTACTGGAGGTCTCTACGTGAGCCCCGACGATCGTGAACAACAAACGGCAAAGGCAAAGACGGTTCGCGACACAGGGTCCGCTCCTTATGATCCCTATAAAGTTTACCAACCCACCCTTGGAAAGGCAAAGTCTGGAACGTTTGGATTAACAAAAGATCAATGCATTGTGGTCAAAGAGAAACTAGATTGTGAGAGCAAACAAACTTTCAATACACCCAATTGCACGCAATGCTATACCTCCCAGTCCTTCTCTCGCGTCGGACCCGAAACAGGTCGTCTTCCTTCTACCTTGAACCTCTTTGGAGTCGGATCCGTTTCTGTTTCAAGCTCCAATGGAACCATTGCGTTGCAACAGACCAGTCTGAGTAAGGATAAAGCCATCGCGATTACGATTCCTCCCAATGCTGAAGGAACCACCTTTAACATTAATGTTTCTGGGTCCGCTCCCTTCTACCTCTCTGGATTCATCGAGGGCCCAACAGCACGTGGAACCTTCAAGCTTGAATTAATGACGATCGTTCAAAAGGATATCATTACCAATGCCAAGCCACGTATCTCGGGAACGGTAACCGTCGGCGGATTTCGCTGTTTTACCTTGATGCCAGGAAATGGAAAAACGAGCATGAATCTGTCATGCCTGATCCCATTTTCATTCATCAATATGTTCGACGGCGATGCTTTGGCGTGCGACAACGGACCCATTATTACGAATGAGGCCTCTGCCACCTTTTTGGAATCCGACCCCTGCTTTGGAAAGGACAACTCGCCTGGAAAATACAAGCTCGAATGTCTCCAAAGTCGCTGGATGGAACTTGGCGGAACCATGCAAGGAACCGGTTATCCAAAGGATCAAGCCAGTGCCGATGCCATTCAGAAGGATGCAAGTGGACGACCCCTCAGCATTGACGATATCGTCGATATCCTCGCCGTTAAATCAGCCCAAGCCCAGACAGGAACCGACGCAACTGGTAAGTCCTTATCCATTCCTGATTGGAATACTGTATCCATGTACATGACGGGTGTTCCCATCAATACTCCTTGTGATGGACCCAACAATTCTGTCGGGCCCTTGTCAAAGGATTGTTTGTCTTATTTGTATACCAACAAGGGCGTTTCCTCGCGTATTGGAAACACGTACACCCAGAATCCTGGTCGTGTCGCGAGTTCAAAGGAGGGATTTAGCGGTAAAACCGATATCGTCGAAGAATTGGATAAAGATAATTATTTGGAGGAGCAGTTTGAAAATCCTCCCAACACCTTTAACTATCCCAATACATCGATCGATCCTGCGACCGAGGCTGGAAAACAATTTGGTCAGACCCTCGGTGGTGTGGCGGCGGTGAAACAGAAATACGATGATATTAATCGTCTCGCCAATGATAATTCAAAGACCAATGTACAACGTTCTGAAGCATTGAAACAAGCATATGATGTACAGATTGGAACACCTTCTTCCAACAGGGATGATTTTGATGTAAGAATTCCAATGGGCAAGCCAACCAAAACCTATAATGATATGAAAGAATTCTGTGAGAGCAAAGGAAAACGTCTCTGCCAGTCGGGTGAAATTTGCGATATGGCAACACGTACGGTTATGAATCCCGATCTTACCTCTGAGTTTACAAATGATAATTGGATTGCAGTGGGCGATACTCCAAACGAATGGCTAACATTGAATCGAGGAGGATCTCGATATTGCAAAACACATACCGAAGTAGCAAACGGTCTGCCTGGATGGGGTGATTCACGCGACCCTACTGGATGGGAACGTTTGGCGAAATGTTGTGATGGAAGCCCCTATCTTCAAGGACGATACATTCGCATTCAATATGATCGCGTAGAATGTCTGAATCTAGCACAGATTCAAGTCTATAGTGCTGAAAACGATCGTAAAGGTATTATCACACCTAATATGGTGGTTACTAAGCCAAGTGGATGGGGCAATCCCGATGTATTTCCTGGTAAATACTTTGTAGACGGTGTTGGAAATTCATTTGTTCATACATCATGTGGTGAAGTTCCATGGGTAATGGTTGATTTGGGTGCGATTCGTCCTATTTATAAAATCGTACTGACAAATCGTCGCGATTGTTGTCTTGAACGTGTAAAAGGAGCGGTTATGATGATTCTCGATTCACAGATGAAATCCGTCTACCAATCGAGTCCGATTCTCACGGTAAACCAAACCTACACCTTTTTCCCACCATCCAAGAATGTGTATCCCGATTACAACGGAGACAAACCCGAACCTGGATTCATAAGCGATGGATGCTGGAAAGACACGGGTGATCGTGCCCTACCTATTCAAGAAGGAACCGACCCTCGCCTTACTGGCAATTACCAGACTCGTGCGGATGCGATCGAGAAATGCTACCAGGTGGCAAAAGAGCGTAAATATGCAGTGTTCGCCGTACAACATGGAGGACATTGCCAGGGAACAACCGATACACAAGGATATAAGAGGTTTGGACGTGCAAAGAACTGTGCCGCTGGAAAAGGCGGTGCCTGGGCAAACGACGTGTATCTCATTGGAGATAACGCCACTGCAACGCCGAAACCCAAGCCGACTCCTTGGACATGTCTACCTGGTATGCCAAGTCCCATTCACAAGAACGAAGATGGTGATGTGGAATGCATGTCCGTGAATGGTCGTGATTGCTTATGGTCATCCGATGCAGGTTGTCGACAAACCGTGGCGCGTCCTCCTGGAAACATCAATCCTCTCGTCTGCGGTGATCATCATGCACGTCAATGGGGTGGACCTGGTTATGATAACCCTGGACATTGGTGTGCCCGTGCGAAAAATATGATACAACAATAATTTGGGAGTATTTCTTTAAAAATACTAACGAATACCAGAATAGGATGTTTCGACGCTTAGCAGAAACATTTGATGGAACAGGGCAAGCGGATTCCGATCCGCATGCCCAATACATTAATCAACAAACTCGATATTTTGATACCCTTCCCAATATGATTCCGTCGGCAACTTCCGGTCTTCCTGGATTCGACAAGGCGATTCAGAGCGTGGATACAATGGGTCAAGGTCTACAAAACTATGCTGTTAAGCATCCCAATGAGATTTTTCGTCCCGATGTCAGTCCTGAACTGGCAAAACTGGCCTCGAAATGTGCGACCTCCACCGTGGATGAATTGATCGCCATGAAGAATTCGGCACTCGGCGTCGGATGCGGATGGATGTATACCCCTCCTAATCGCGGAAGCCCCTATCCCGTTGTGTCCAAAGGGATGATTGGAAACAAGGATGGCCCTCTTAAGGGATTTGATACACCTGATTATAAGAAATGGTTCTTTGATCTTCAACTTGCCAAGAAGCAGGCACTCATGGACAAGTGCAAAGCTCTGAAAGGATGTACGGACGTAGACCAAGATGTCTTCCAGGGCAGCTGTGGATACTGTACCGATACCAATCAGGGTGTTCCCATCGATAATGTCGGAAAACCCCTGTATCCCACCGATCCTCTTGGAAATTGTACGAATGTCATTACCTCTCGCTCTCAATGCCCTGCTCCTCCCACGTCCGGTCCTCAACCGGTCATTGATCGAACGTGTGATCCCGTTAACGGACGACTCTCCTCGGCATGCATGTATCGTCAAGTCATTAGTGCAGGATGCAGTGATGCGGGTGCCCTCGCCATTGCCCTCAACGGAGCCACCCAACCCGATGATTACATTTCCAATCTTCGCAACGGAGACGCCGTCAAACTCTATAATCGTACCGCCAATCCACCCTTGAATCTCGACATGTTTCGCCAAGGACAGGCCACCGTTAATCAAGTCCTACAAGAAGTACGTACTCTATCAGGAAACACGAGCAAACCCAGTAATTCTGCCATTGGTGCCGCTGCACGCGATTTATGTCTTCAACGCGGTGCCGTCAAAGGATACAACACCTGCGAGAATCTCCCTGACGGCCAAGCACCGCCATTTGATTTGGGATGCCTACAAGAACTCTTCTTGAAGATGGGAGGCCAACCCGCTGGCTGGGTCTATCCCACCGCACAGAATCTTAAAGATTACAACAACATGGGAACGTTGGGTGCCGTCAAACAATACTGGAATCAATTGATTGCGAATATGAAAAAATCGGACAGTTTTGCGGATTACAATACGCAGCGAAATGCCCTTGGATCCATTCTTGGTATCTCGGCTGAGGTTGGTATTAAACGTGCACCCTATACACAAGGAATTGAAGTCTTCTGGTTTGTTCTTGTTCCAGGGCAGCCCCAAAAGGTTATTGGATTCTTGAAACGAACCATTGAGCGTGATTGGATTAACTTGCGTTCTGGTCCATCCGGTATTTCCCAGCTTGGAGGAATTGCATTTGGATCCATGATTCAAATGACCGATATTCGTGTTCAGACCGATATCTCTACCAAATTCCATGTGGTGGTAGATGATGGTTTCTGGCTTGCCGTGAATCAGCCCGCCGATATTGATAAAACCGCGATGACACGTCATTCTGCCGACCAACCTGGTCTTTTTGAGAATCTAGGGCTTCAAGGACCCACCCCTTATCAATCGAATGCAAGTACCGTCTTTCGAGCCTCGAAACCCAATATAACCAAAATGTATTTTGAAGATGCAGGTGGCGGCTGGAACGCCCTTCAATTTACGATTCAGTCTGCTGCCATTCGTCCAAATATGTATTCTTTAACCTGTGAACCCAGTGCACCCTTCTTAACCTACGAAGTTGGACCAAAATCGGGCATCTGGGAAGAACTTCGTAATCCAGGCATGTTCTCCCAATTTATGGGTGTTGGAAATCCAGATTATCACGTGCGAACCGACGAGAAAGCAGTGGTTCCAGGAAAGAAGGCATTTATGCGTATGAACGGCTCTTCTTCTTATCTAAATATGCCGAATATTGCATTTCAGAGTTGGAAGTCCATGTCATTTGCTATTCGATTCCAGTCTATGCCTGTCAAGGAAACCCTGTGCCATATCTTTCCTTCTTCCAACTGCAGTTGGTCTTTTGCGATCGTAGCCACTCCTGTTAACGGAAGCACTGCAGCCATTACACTAGAAGTCAATTATATCCAGGGCGGTCGCGTCATTACTAAACAAATTCCTACTGTTTATCGTCTTGGTGTGGGAACATGGTATATGTTCTACGTAAATAACAAGAAGACCAGTTTTGATGTCTATTGCAATTATATCGATGGATTTCTTTCCAGCAACGGATCCGCATCGATCACTTCGGTAACCCTGGATGGAAACACTCCACTATGGAATACGAATGCGACATGGAATCCCGCACCAGGACAAAATGCTCAACCATGTAATATCTTGTTTGGTGGTGGACTCTTTCAAGGACAGTGGGGCGGTGTTTATGGAACATCTTCCTTTACATATGATTTGGCATGGGTTCACTTCTTTGATCGTGAACTATCGGGTAAAGAAGTCGTACGCGAATGCAAATGCGACTGGATCTATACCCAATTTCCTGATTCGTTTGATACGTATAGTACTCTGAATGTGGGTGCTAGGTAAAAAATATAATTATTCCGTATAAAGATCTTCATCTATAACTTACTAGATGAAGATCTTTTTAGATGTAGGGGCACATATTGGACAAACATTAGAGGAAGTCGTTCGACCTGAACACGGATTCGATAAAATCCACGCATTTGAACCATCATCGATTGCGTTTCAGACTCTTGGTTCATATCGTAGCAACTCTGTTAAACTTCACCCATTTGGACTTTCAAATCGATCTGGATTCGTTATATTGTATGATACAGGAACCGATGCCGCATCGGTTTATCAAGATAAAGCGGACTTGATTCATCAAAATCATGTGGAAACGATTCAATTACAAGAAGCATCTCAATGGATTATCGAACATACCCAGCCAGATGATACGATTTATATGAAATTAAATTGTGAAGGTTCTGAATGCGATATTATTGAAAATCTCATTCAAACTGGCGTATACGATCGTATTTCACATATCATGATTGATTTTGATGTTCGAAAAATTCCATCCCAGTTTCACCGTCAACATGAAATTCTCACCATGTTGAATGGTAAACGTAATTTTCATATCTCAAACGATGTCATGATCGGACCTACTCATCAGGATCGAACTCGAAATTGGCTATCTATATGTTCAAATGCATCTTAGACCCGTGAACATTCAAAATGGGCATTAGGCAAATATGACCAAAGGTAAAATATGCCTGGAATCTTATTTAAGAAAGTTCATGGGCCTAATAGAATCGCATACGAGTATATTTTCCACTAAATGGATCTACTGCAATTTCGCCCAATGGATGACGGAAATCCTGGTCTTGGCGAGAGAAGAGCTCTAACAAAAAGCCACCCGATTTTGGTTTGGGAAACAACATGTACTCCTTTCCTCCAATTTCTACCACCTTGCATGCAATGGTTGAACTGGATGCTGCCGACACTTGTCCTGTTGCTGAATTCACCTGTTGCTGAATACCCGTTCTCCCCGACTTGACCTCCTTCATTTCAATGTTTGTTATCAACTTGTCCACCTCCAGATTCGGATCAAACAAGTACTGATCTGCACGGCCTTCCACCACAAAGCACTGTACGCCATCATTGTCCGCGGAATTCAATCCGCAATCCACCGCCGATTCTTTCATGACCGTCAAAATGCTCTGATTGATTTTGTCCTTCTTGATACTCACATGAAACACCTTCTCATCCGATGTCTCATTCTGATCGGTGGTCTTCAAGTTCATATCCAGACTCTGTTTTTGTTTATCCGAAAACACTGTATAATATGTGAAGATCTCAACATCGCGCTCTGCAAATGGAAGATCCTTGTGCGAACAGATACGAATGGCACGACCCTTTACCTGATCCAGACGAACGTTGTTCCAGTAGGGTTCCATGATGTGCACCGCGCGGCAACACTTTAGCGAAATGCCTTCCGCACCTGCACCAGTAATACCAATCACCCAACAGATCTCGCCATAATTGTTGCGGCGGGCCGCATAGGGCTCCATGACCGCACGCATATTCGCTGGCAACTTGTCGAAATTGCCATTGAATACATTGAGAATCAAGTTGCGGCGATCCTTTGATCCTTCACCTGTAAATGTTATGAAACGCTTCTCACGTGCCTCTGGGCCTTTCTGGAGAGAGGCAATGGTCTCTGGAGTGAAATAAGGGGCCTGATCGGGTCCGTCAATGCGGATTTCTTTGAATCCGTTGGCTTTCAGGGCCAGCCCCAGAACACCGAGACCTTCCACCGTCTTGAACTGTGAATACACCAGGTTGCTTCCTTTGGCATTCTGAATGCGACGAAGCATGTGATCCAGCTTGGGAGAATAATAATCGAGACGAGATTCGGGTTTTGGATCATCGAGATTCAGATAGACGGATTTACCGGTTTCATCATATGCATCCAAATCACGCATCGCTTTCGCAATTCGCTCCTGGTAGGTGGGAACACGGTCTACGGCCTGCAAGGCTTGTGCTACTCCGCTTGGAACCGCAGGTGCTTGTTCTACATGTGTAGCATCCGCTGCGAAACCTTGAACTGGTTTTCTGGAACGAGAAGGAACTGCAGAGACAACGGGGAGAGTGGGATCACGTACTGGAACTGGTGCTGCACTAACCGCTGGTACTGCTGCTGGTACTGCTGCATTACCTAGAACGGGCTTTGATCTTTTTACTGCACTTTTTGCGGCAGAAGCTGCTGGTGCAGCTGATGCTACTGCTGCCGAAGATGCAACTGCTTGTGCAGATGAGGAGGCTACAGGGGCAGCTACAGCACTTTGGGCCACAGAGCTTTCCGAAACATTACCCATCTGAGGCTTTCTGCGTTTAGGAGGATCCGTTGGATCTCCCCCTACCATGCTATCATCAAACGTTTCATCTCCACCCTCCTCATCCGATTCCTCATCCGAACTTGAAGAATCTGAATCGGTCAAGGCACCACCTTGAACGGCAGCACTTGCAGCAACTGCTGCCTCTTGAGGAGCTGCTTCGCTTGGAGCTGCTTCGCTTGGAGCTGCTTCGCTTGGAGCTGCTTCGCTTGGAGCTGCTTCGCTTGGAACTTCATCTTCATCCTCTTCTGGTCCCTGGATCATGGCCTCTTCCGCTGCCACTTCCGCAGCCGCTTCCAAATCTTCCTCCGAATTCGCCACCATCTCACTCACCTCCACATTCTCATCAATCACCTGAATCTCCTTCTCCATTTCTTCCTCTTCCATCTTGGAAAAGGGGAATGGACGCTTGATTTTATTAGGAAATGCAAAATTGCAGAGTGCACGACTGCGAAAACGATAACTAGACGGATTCTTCATCTTCGCAAAGAGTTCTACCGCTGCAAACACATCACCTGTCTCCTTCTTCTTTCCAGCCTCTCCTTTGATCTCCATATTACGCTCGACCGTGTACATCGAAAGCACATGTTCACTCATCTCACACTTCACAATTTCATCCCTTACTACACGAGGCATATACTCCTCCTTTGATCCCTTATAGTATGAAATCATACCAGTCAAACGCTTTTGAAGAACAACCTTATTGATGATAGACAGATCCACTGGATTGATAAACTCCTGTTTAAACGATTCGTCGTCAATCGGTAATCTTGGATACGATACAAACGTTTCTTCACCAATTGGAATGCCCGCTGCCTTCAGCTTGGCCTTGATACGTGCATAAACCACATAGATGGAATCCTGTGCCTCCTCGTTGTATCGAACACCCACAAACCGATCACGATCCTCTGGATCCAGAACACGCTCATAGCCTTCATTAAACACAGAAATCAACACACCCATTTGGCGATCTCCCGAACGAAACCGCACAATGTCCACGCGAGGCTCCGATTCCGCAATGACACGAAACTGTTCCATAACCTGTTTATCCGCTGACAACAGCGATACTTCCGCACACTCGATATATCCCGACAGAACATTCGCTAAGATACCCAGCTCTTCTGGAAAGTTAATGATAGGTGTTCCCGATAGACCAATGATCTTGCTGTTTCGAGCATCCGTTAGCAACTTATAGAACAAATAGGCACGCTTGTAATTCAGTGTCATATCGCACAGACCTGGCTTCCACTTGCCTGGAACAATCGGTTCCGCTGGAATCTTACGCTTTCCCTTTTTACGATCCACGATGTAAGGTATAATTTCTCCTTGCATCAAACGGGTCAAGTTGTGAACTTCATCGATGACAATGACTGCATTATCGAAAAAGCGTTCGCCCGTCTCGGGATCGACCGTACAGGCATACCGCTTGAGCTCTGCTGCGGTAATACCGTTATAACTAATGAATTTGATTCGAGAGTCAATCATGGCTGTCAACTGCATACGAATGTCATCGCGGTCTTTCTGGTCGAGTTCATTGTAATTGGATGGCTTGCTAAAATCGGCAATCCAGATCGCACGACGCTCTGGTTCAGGGCGCTGACGAACCTGACGCAAAAACGTATCGGATAAGTTCAAGACGGATTTCGCATAAAAATACATCAGATCCAATTCGGTTTCTAACGGCTGACGAACCCAGTGATTGTGTACATTGAAATGACGGAAACCACAAAACGAGATTTCCGAAATAAAGTTGGAACGAAGGGAGAACGGCGTCATAACGATGATTTTCTTATTAGATGTTCCGTACAGTGCTTCCGCGGCGGCGATGGCACTACATGTTTTACCCGATCCAAGACCATGATACACCAAGATTCCTCGATAAGGACCCGCATTGCGAATGTATTCACGGATAAACTTTTGATACAAGAATCCCTCCACTACTTCTCCCGCTTTTTGTTCGAGTTTCGCACAGGCATCTTCGTCGATCTTTCCCTTGATCTGGGGAATAAGACGAAACACCTCCGAATAATTGTCGGAAATGAATCGATAAAAGCTTTTTCTAGTCTGGGGAGTATAGACTACCGTATCCGTTAGATAGGGGTTCTTCGATACAATCTCTGACTCCGCACGCTGATATTGTCCAAAGATTGGATCCAACCGAGTATCAATCTCTTGCTGTCTGGGAAGATTGAGAACTGGTCGGCGGGCACGATAATCGGGGGTGGGCTTGGCATAGCGTAGCTCCTTACGAGGAGGTATAACCGGCTTTACATCGTCTGATGCTTCTGCTTTTACCGCTTCTGCTTTTACCGCTTCTGCTTTTGATACAGCTGGCTTTGCAGCCTGTGTTGTTTTCGTTGTTTGTTTATCGCCATAAAAAGATTGGGCTGCCGTATCGGTTAGACCTGCTGGAGGACGTTGAACGGCTGCCTTCATCTCCACGGTTGCCTGTTTCGCAACAGTACTTCGTCGGACCAGGGCACCTACACCCATAGGTTTCTTTTGCACGGGTTTGGACTCCTCTGCAGAAGACATCTATTCGAGGGAAAGAAACTAACTTCTTCGCTGCTACACACTTTATGATACGTACTTTCCATCTACAGTGAATACAGCAACATAACTATAATAAGCAACATTAGACGCAGGTGTTATGCTTCCACCAATAACAGTCGGTTGATTCAGATGATTTGAATCATAAAAGGAAATTTTTCCAGATCCCGCTCCTGATACCATGATGAGACCATAATCGGAAGAGATACTATAAGGCATGGTAGTACTCAATACCGCACCACCAACAGTACTCCATAGTAATACTCCTGCGGTTGTATATTTTAATAAGAACATATCCAAAATTGGATTTCCCTCTTCATCTCCTTGAGTGGTATTAATTGGGTTCAGTGTTGCCACGGATGGTAGTGGATCCGTAGCGGTTGCGGAATTGTATAACACGAGCTGGCTATTAATGAATCCGCCCGTTATGAACAATGAAAACCCGTCTGAGCAAATGCTGAAACCATTATAAAATCCCGCGGCAGTACTAGAGTTGGCAATATGAAGTATTTTATTGATCCATGCAAGTTTACCATTATTTGCAATGTTAGAGTTGTTAATGGTATACTTCAATATCGCCATATTCACTGTTTCAGAAGTCGCGGTTGAATCCGCAACGAGTGTATAGACTCCATAACTTCCCATGTATGGATTTCGATACACATTTAGACCTGCCTGAAACAATACTAGTGCGTACACCCCTGTACTATCTATCGCTAGTGAAATTGCACTAGAAAGGAAATTGATTGTAGTGCTATCCGCCTGATTGACCCATTGATATGTTCCATTCGTAGAATATGAAATAATATACATAGATGTATGTGTATTAGATAGCGTGTTGTTGGTCAACGTTCCCTGTGATACAAATGCACCCGTTGTGGATCGCGTATTGTAATAGTTAAATGTATTGAAGAATCCTCCTCCAACATATACTCCTGCAGCATCACATACAACCGATAGAGCATTCGAGGTAGAATTCATGTCCGCACTATCAAACCGTGTTGCCCATTGGACGGCTCCCTGTGCTGTATCATATTGCACAATCAATCCTTGCTGGCGATTATTCTGTGTCGTTAAGGCAATCTGAACAGAAGTCGGCTGAACAAGTCCATTTGCATTATACACATTTGCTGCAGATGTAAAATAATTACATACATACAATTGTGATCCATTTGTGGCGATTCCTGTCTTTGCAACCTGGTCAACACCGATCGTATTGGTATAAAAATTAGCAGAAATGTTATCAATCATCGTACACCACTGAAGAATTCCATTCAAGTTGTATTTAACGATGAATAATGCAGCTGCATTCGTGGTAGTTAGAGATCCTCGTCCTGTTCCTTGTACTGGATTCATCGTTCCATAAGTAATTCCATCATAATATTCGATCAACCCGTTAAAATATCCGGATATATATACACCTGTTGTATCAGATGTAAGGCTAAATCCTTGTGTTAAATCACCCGTACATGTCTTAATGGAAGTGGCCCATTGTACTACACCATATTTATTATATACAACAACGAATGCGTCATTTGCAGTGCGACCACTTTGTACCAATGTCATAACAGGAACTGTGGTTATCGTATCGGTAATACCTCCATTATAGATATCAATAGAACCTCTAAATGTTCCTGTTGTAAAGGTTAATCCGTTGTAGGAGACAGAATCGGAAATAACATATGAACTGTTATTTTGGCCAATGATAAGGGCAGGCCATGGACCATGTGCTGGAGGAGAATAGGGTTCCACAACACAATCACCGCACTTCTTAACAAAGTGTTTCTGATTCTGATCGGGTATCGGGAGGGTATTCAGTTTGTTCTTAAATTGATAATATGTATCAAATGGTGGTAAATAGGGGTTGGAATCCTGATTGTTAACCGATGGATTCGGATTCGCAGCGGAGGGTCCATTTGTATTGGATATATAACACTTTGGTAGAATGGTATAGGGATCCTGATCTGTTATTAACTCAGCACAATAGGCACGTCCTGCTTTCTGCAATAGAATCTTGTCCGACGAATACGTCTGTGAGGCACTTCCCACTGCACCACGATAAACACTAGGATATTGCTGCATAGAGCCCGTTGCCAATGTCATTTGTTTACCACTGCCACCAAAAGAGAATGTTCCGTCTCCATTGGGGCAAACCGCCTCCGTCGGAACATCGGTTTCACGAAGACCCGTACACGTCGCAACACCCTTGATGTATTTTGACGATTGGATTTGATTTCTCCAAATCATAGTGCTCGAATCCACCGTCTGACTTCGATTCAGATAGACCGTGTTCTGCTTTTGGCGCAACTTGGTTATTTGACTCGCGTCCATCTTCTACTAAGCACTTTTTAGAAAAAAGTGCGCAAAAACATTTATTAGAAAACAAGCATAAAACGTTCGATAGTAAATTTAATGAGCAATCCATTCATCCAACGAAAACATGTCCCCATACCACATCTTCTCTGGGTCATATTTCGGATAATGCACAGTAGAAAAAAACGACAAATATCCAATGATGGCAGAGAAAGAACCGTGTGATAGGATAATATGTCGACACGTACTCGCATACTGAATCGTTTTCATTTCATCATAATGAATCATGTTCAAGGACGGATATGATTCACGAAGTTCTTGTATCATCTTATGATCTGGTTCATCCGTTGATACATATATGTTTTCACATTCAACTGATTGAATGGCGTTGCGATAATACTTAATTCCTGGATTAAAATGGGCAACATCCGTTAATCGAACGTGAATAAATACATCTTGATTTCTTTGATATCGTTCGCGAAATGGATTTTGTTCTATAATTCGGGATTGAATCGTATCACGATGCAAATACTGATAGATCAACTGGATAATCTCTTTCGTTTGAAAAAAAGCGTCATTCGGCTTCAGATTCGATTGAATCCGATCCGAATGATAGATCGACATATAATTTTCATCATTCAGTATCATACTTTGATTATATTTTTTCCTTCCCACATGCAATACTATCCCTAAGTCCTTGATGAAACGATGATTAAAATAAATAACGTACAAATTATGCCGTTCAGCTATCAAACTCACCGCAATGTTTCGTATGATCTGATTTCCTAATCGACCATTATTTAATGTTGTTGTCATATATTATCCTTATTCTACATGTTTAAGTTTTACTTTCGCTTTACTTCTTGTGTCGGTTCCAACAGTTCCAATGCAGCACGAGAGGCCTCTTGTTCCGCTACCTTCTTATTGCGTGCCGTTGCCGTTGTAATGACATGATCCTGTGGATCCAGTACACCCATCGTAAAGATGCGATCATGGGGCGGACCTACCACTGCAATCTCCTTATAACGCGGAGGAACATGATACAGTGCCTGAAACTTTCGAAGGAGCTGATCCTTGTAATTCGTATCCTCGACAATGATTTGTACAAAGTCAATATGTTTCTCGATGATTCGAACCAGGAAGTCATTGCACTGTTGCAGACCACGTCCGACATCCTCTTCCTGCAAATACATGGCTCCGAACCATGCTTCAAACATCGATCCCAGGATGCGGAGATTATTGCGACCATCACACACTTCCTCCATATGACGGCTAAGAATGATCCATTGACCCAGACCAATGTCCTTGGCCAGCTTCCCCAATTGTTTGTTATTTACGATTCGAGAAAGAATACGGGTCAAGAAACCCTCTCCCTGACCTGGGTATCGTTTGGTGACATAGGATGCAATCACGAGACCTAGTACGCGATCGCCTAGATATTCCAGCTCTTCATTGTCGCAGGTTCGAAGAGGAATACAGTCATCGGGTCGTGGGGCAATGATGATTTCTTCTCCATTTTCGGACTGTTCCTGCCATAGCTCGGGGCGATCTACGTATGATTTGTGGCAACACGCTTGGGCGAACAGATTGAAATTGTTGAAACGGCCTTTCCAACCATACTTTTTAAGAATCGGGATGACATCCGAGGGATTTACCTCCCGATTCTTTGGATTCCACGGATTAAAGATCTTGGCACTATCGACGTTCATGGTTTGACTTTCTTTTCCTTCATAAAATGATTCAAATTTATGTGTTATTCCCTGTTTCGTATTTTCGAGGGATACATTAGGAATGGCGGAAGAACAAGATGATCCCCGCCGTGTATATGAAAAAGTCGTCGACATTGGAGGCGATTGTTATTTCTTAGAAGATGATCAGACGACATTGAAGATGGGATGCAAAAGCCACGATGAATTCAAACGGACATTTGATCCCAAATTATATAACCGATCCTTACAAGACATCGAATACATCTTTGGACGTTATCTTGCCTTTGGAGAACAAAAATTAGAAAAATTCTATGGCGATGATAAAGAAACATTAGTTCAACTTCTTCAAACTCGTATCAAACAATTGAAAGATAGCAATGAATATTCTTCGTCCAGGATTATCAACAGTCGTATGAAAACCTACATTGACAAGATTCATGCCATTCTTGCAGAGCTTGGAGAAGGACAAGTGGTCCCCAATAACGTCGGTGAAGCAGAGACATTTACCGATGAAGAACTCTATCAATTCATTTTGGAACTAACGTGGTTTCTCACCCATGCTGATAAGGTTCCTAAACAAAATCGTAAACTATGGAATGAAATGGTTAAAAAGATGAAAGAGCTTGGATTAGGAGATATTGCAAAGACGATTCGATCTAATCAGTCAGCGAATTCCAAACCACCTGCCGCCGCTAATTTTTTTAAAGACGTTAATACCACACAAATGAAAGAGGCAAAAACGTTGCGACAAGCCGTTGGAGAGTCAGATGATACCCTTCGCCCAAAATTTCAATCTCTCATTACATTACTTCGTTTAAAAGGTTATTTGGACCCTAATGCCAGTTATAATGTGTCGATGGAAAACGACCTTCGCAGCAAAATGCTGAAAGATGTGCAAGGTCCTAGGGTACGAACGGGGGTACGAAGGCCTGCTTCAGCTCCTAAAAGGGTTTCTATTCCTCCTGTATTAGAAAATGACAATAAATCTGAATCGAATGCCTCTGCTAGGACAACCTCTAAAGTTGCCAAGACAACGTCTTATACTGCAGCCTCTTCTTCTAAGCATGGTTTATCACACGATATTGATTCAGATGATGAAATCATCGATGCTACTGGTGCTTCAGCGATCACTTCTGTCAATCCCTTTCCAGTTAATACAAGACCCATTCCACAAAAATTTTCATTTCAAGGAGGCGGTAGTGAATCAAACTCCACAGAGTCCTTGAAAAATGATACTCTCACTACCGATACGCTTTACCAACTTACCTCGCCCTTATTTGATTACATCCGTGTCTTATTTGATCCTATCTATTCCATTCTACAACGCCCCGAATTTGAAATGGATATCGCCCTGATAACCATCATTCCTCTATTGCATGTATGCATGAATATCAAACTTCCAGGGATCTATCGTATCTTGAATATTGATCCTGACGTTAAGACATGTATAGATACGATGTTAGGTGCTACACAGGAATTTATTTCTAATCTCACTAACTCTGAAAAGAAAAAACAATTCTTAGAACAACTACGAATCTTACCACGTATGCATCTTACATCGCTTCTTGGACCTTCTTCCAATTCGAATCACTACAAAGATCCGTCTACTCTTCCTTCCATTCAATTCTTATCTCTCGGTGTTAATTTTACAGTAAAGGAGGAAGCAACGAATGTTCCAGATGGATTCTTTAATGAAAGCAATCTATACCTTTCCAATACACCAGAAACGAGTACCACGGATAAACTAAAAGGTCTATTTAGCTCCAATTCGAATAAGAAGATCAAATTGTATACTCTTGATTGGAATACCATAAAAGCGTCGAAATCATCGCTTGATCTGCAAAACGATAAAAAGGAAATCAATCCAGAGTCTCTTGATGTCAATCCAGAAGTTCTATTTACCGATTCAGAGTTATTTTTAAAGACAATTATGATGGTTCATCATATCTTCCCAGGTAAAAATACATTTACACCGATTGAACAACCAAAGGAAGAACCTAAACCAAAGGCTGCTCCAGAACCAAAGGAGGAAGAACCAAAGGAGGAAGAACCAAAGGAGGAAGAACCAAAGGAAGAGGTGCCAAAGGAAGAATCTACTTGCAATGTGGATTTAGTCGCAAAAGAGTGCACAGGGACTCCATCTGAGAGAAAGAAACAATATCTCAAACAAACATTACTATTACATCCCGATAAGCATAGTACCGATGGATGTGAAAAAGAAGCGACAGCTGCATTTAAGGATCTTCAGTCAAAGAAATCATGTACTGAGACAAATGAAAACACCGTTCCTCAAACGAATGCCCCTCTCGCTCTTACAACCAACGCAGTTGTTGTACCAACCAATACAGTTCCTCAAACGAATGCTCCTCTTGCTCTTACGACCAATACAGTTGTTGTACCTACCAACACTGTTCCTCAATCGAATGCTCCTCTCGCTCTTACGACCAACGAAGTTGTTGTACCAACCAATACTGTTCCTCAAACGAATGCTCTTACAACTAATGCAGCTGTTGCACCTACAACAAATACAACGGTTGTACCCACTACGAATACAACAGCGGTCGTAGTTTCTAAGTAAAGTAAACCTCTATCAGTAGAATGCCCGAAGCAAAAGAAACATTTGCCCCTAACCGAGTTCTTCTCAAAGCCAAATACAGCCTCTACAGTGCCCTCGTCTTTTTCCTGTTTGCCAATCCCGAAACATCTATCGTTTTACAACGCCTTATCGGCAACACCGTCTCTCTTCTTACCCCAGGTGGAGCATTCACCATTTACGGCCTTTTGGTCCATACGGCACTCTTCTTTCTTACCATGCTCGGTCTCATGCTTCTTCCTAGCGAATAGGCAGTCTAGCCTTTGAAAGGAGAGCCTCTTGATCCTCTGAATACTGTAGACCATGATATTTTTGCTTGAAAATCGTCATGATCGCCAGCGAAGATGCGACCCTCTCCTCGTATCGCTTCTTGAAAAAGAAAAAAAGATTCGTCGATTGGATTCGATCCTGTTCCGAAAACGACGCATTCCATCCTCCCACCGGTTCCCACTCTTCCATACGATTTGATAAAGGTGTCCAATAGAACATTCTAGTATTTTATGGATTGTTATGTTTAGATGCCTATAAATAAAAAATAGAATCCCAATAGAGATGAAGATGAATATTCTATTCGGTGTTCTTGTTGTATTGGTACTCCTCCTTGTTGCTCTTCGCCTGTATGGCAATCGATCATATGGATTTGAAGGATTTGCGGGCGAAGGTCCATCCGTTGTGATTTGCAAGGCCGATTGGTGCGGTCATTGCAAAAAGGCTGCACCTGAATTCCATAAACTCGCCGCCGGCCCACTCGCCCTCTCTGGCGGCCGTTCCGCCACGGTGAAAATTCTCGATGCCGACGCCGATAAGGAAGAAATGAAAAAGTACAATGTCCGCGGATTTCCCACTATCCTAATCATCAATGGATCGGAAACTATCGAGTATCCGGGCGAACGCACCTATGATGGTGTTGTTGACTTTCTCAATAAGCTGTAATTATTTATCTATGAAGCATAGACAAAATCCCTATATCATATGATGCACAAAAATACAAATAGTCCGATTTCAGCATACCCATACAGTATATACTCTTGATATTGTTGCAAAATGACTAGATATGAAATCAGATGGATCGGTTCATTACATGACACTAGACATTTATCACGCATAAAGAGTTTGGTTAATAGAATAATAATGGATCGGTTCTCTGTCTCCCTGGTACCCAATCGCGTACAACTTTACACCTGCAATCACGATGTATTTACTACCATGGTCGTCAATCGATACTACAACATCCAACAAGACATTCTGTCCATCTCTTTTTTAGAGAATGAAATCACTCTATACGTGAATGTTCTAGATGGAAATGGAGCCGTTCATCAGGTTCTTCAAGGTATTTGTGATTTCGATCCTCGAGTGTATCATGTCATCGACATCCACGAAGATATTCCTGGCATCGATCACGTTGGAATCATTTATCGAATCTCCAAACGATTTGTCGAAAAAGAAATCCCCATCCTATATCTCAATACATACGGGCATAATCTCATTCTCGTCTCAGAGGATCATATGTCAAAAGCATGGGATATTCTAAAAGAGATTGCATACATATAAATTTGATTTTGTTGGTGTGTATCTGATAAAGTAGACCCGATGGAGATTCAAACTCTTAACGACGCCATCCGTGTATTATATCAAAGGGAAGAGCCAACCCTTGAATACGAACAAGTACTCGACATTCGAAATCTCTATTCGGATCTCGCCTATTCCGCGTACATTCTTCATCGCCCCGAGAGCGAAACCCTTCGCCTGACCTTTCCCCGCGAATGCATCTACGTTTCCAATATTCGAAACAATCGGTCATGTAAGATGGTTTACTACAAAAAAGAGGGGGCTTTTATTAAAGAGGTCCAGATTAACGCAAATACCGTTATTGATGTCGTGCCTGATACGGAAATCACCATCTATACTCGCTCCAAGCCTGATTTAATCATATCCTGTGTTATTCAACTCAAGAAGGCCATACGATCCAAACTTTAACATCAAAAAGAATTCCTGCGTTTTGCAAGAGGCCTCTGCTTAAAATAATCTTGGACAGCTTCCTTTCCCCTCAAAATAATCTTATTTTTGGTTTCTTCGTCGAACGAAAAATCCAAAATATTAATCTCCCCCAATTGAATTTGAATGAGACGTGCATCATAAAATCGCGTTTCGATATTTGCTTTTTCCATCAAGGATACATTCAACGGTCGCGTAATTAATTCATCAATGCTCAAGTCCATGAGCTCCTTTACTTTCTCCACCGATGTTCGAATCAAAATACTAATGGTTCGACAATGTTCCTCTTTTGGAAGGACAAATAAGGGATAGTTGCTAATGACTGCCCCATCCACCAAATAATGTGCCGTTTGAGGACACAGAAATGGCTGAAAATAATAAGGGGCGGACATCGAGGCATGTACCGCATCTGCTACACAATACGTGGGGGTATCGGTTGCACTGAACGTTATCGGAACAACGTCATTCAGATCCGTGGCGACCACACGTAGGGATTTACCAAAGCGGTCCTGTAGTTGTTGAAAGGTCAGATCCGATGGTAAACCTTTGACATGTAAGCAGGCAGTAATTAATTTATGTAGCCGCTCTCCTGTATCTAGGCCAAAATGAAGGATCCATCCCGGAATGGAGTCCATTTCTTTAATGTTTGTAAAGTCAAAACCGATACTGAATTCGTGTAATTCTTCTAGTGTATATCCAATACACAAACACATCGATACAATCGAACCCGCCGATACACCCATCCATTCTTTAATGCTGGACAAAGGTACATGTTTTGATAATTCTACCAAGGCACCCACGTGTGCCATGGCACAGATTCCTCCGCCTGATAGATACATCCGATAGGGGAGCATTCTCTGATGAGTCTTCTGGTCTTTCATTCGTGTGATTTACCACATCTGTAGTAGAGCACCTGGTATGATTTCAGGACATCTACCCGTATCGGGTGGGCATTCGATTTATTATGAAAAACATGGGACAGCATGCAAGCCCTCACTGATTCTTCATGGTGGACCTGGTGGAGGATTACAACGTCATACTCTATCTCTATACGATTTGAATAAATGCTGTGTTATTCTTTTTGATCAACGTGGATGCGGAAAATCAACTCCCTTCGGGTCTATTGAGAAAAATACCACATGGGATCTAGTCGAGGATATTGAAGCTCTTCGTCGTCATCTTGGGTTTGAATCCTGGTTTGTTAGCGGAGGATCATGGGGAACAACCCTGGCTCTTGCCTACGCCCAGGCCCATCCCTCCCGTGTTACAGGATTGCTTCTTCGCGGTCTCTGTTTCTGCGACGACGCTTCCTTTCGTTGGCTCTATGAAAAAGGAGGAGCGTCCGAGATTTTTCCGGATCGTTGGGCTTCCTTTGTCTCTGTTTTACCCGAACGACTTCGAACTGCTGGATGGAAAGACATTGCTCGTTTTTATCATAAGAAACTGAATGGACCCTCTCCCCAAAAGTATGTTAAGGCGTGGTGGGGATGGGAATTTGCTGTATCCCGCTTAATCCCTGATAAACATGATACCACCCCTGAAAAGGGTGCACTAGCACTTGCCCGATTGGAAAATCACTATTTTGTAAATGATTGTTGGTTTACTAAGGATCAACTCCTACGGGGACTTGATGCACTTCATCATATTCCCATTACGATTGTACATGGCCGTTATGATCTTGTCTGTCCGATCAGTGCATCCTTTACAGTAAAGAAGGTACTACCTCATACCAAACTCATCGTTATACCCGATGCAGGTCATGCATCGATCGAACCAGGAATTAAACGAATGTTGAAACGGGAAGTCGCTCGAATGCACACGCAACGCAAAACACTTCGTAAGCGAAAGCAAAGCGATACGCTTCGAAAACGAAGCACAATTCGAAAACACCGAGTCAAAAATGTCTAGACTTTTACTTTTCCATTAACAGTAATGGATCAGCAAACGCCACAGTTGAATCCCGCCGATCTCTATGACAAACGTAAGTCAAAGGATGCATCTCGTTTGAAAGCATACAACAAAATATTGGAACAAATCTACAATCGTGTACGTGTTATGTCGAAACTACCTAATTCTCCTTGTTATTTACTCTATACCGTTCCTCCTTTCATCCTTGGTCTACCCAAGATCGATCTGGAAGATTGTGTTATTTATTTGATTTATCAATTACGACATGCAGGATACGATGTTCGTTATAGTCCACCCAACATGATTTATTTATCTTGGGTTCATCACGAAAAATCGTATCTGGTTCAACAGTCTCCAATCATGCAAGCTATGTTGGAATCCGCCGAGAAAACCCAGGCAGAGCTCGAACGCAAGGAGAAAGAAGCATCTCGCCTTCTTCAAGGACGCAAGTCCCAGCGAAAGGTTCGCATGTATACCCCTGGAGAATTGCAGAGAGGAACCATGGGTGGTGGAGGCCCTATGGGTCCAAAACGTTCCGCAATTTCTACCGTTCTCAATCGTCCCTTGTCGAATCCTACTGCCGGCCCTCCACCTCCCAGTGCAGCCGATTATGTTCCTCCATCCGCCTTCTTACAGACTATAGAACATCCACAAAACACTGTTGTTCAGCCGAAATCAAATATTGATTATTTTCGCTAAGCACTTTTTCTAAGCCGCTGAAAGCGGCGTCGCATTCCGCTTAAAAAGTACCATTAAGAATTCCATGAAGTCTCCCTGCTACGACAGGTCCTACCTTCCTTGAACCCACCTTGATTTCTGCCAATTGTTTCGTGTCTGCTTCCATGACACCCTTTAGAGTTCCTAGAGCGACAACGAGTGTCTCGGCCATCTTGACCGAAACACCAGGGCATTGAGCCAAACACGCAATCGCAAACTGTTTCGGATCCGCTGCATTTGCCTTCTTTTGAACATGAATACCATCCGAAACCTTAATGAGCTCGGTGGTTCTTTGCAAAGAACTGGGATCCTCTGTCCACTGATCCATGAGATGTTGTACGAGTTCCGCTGTTTCTCGCACCGAACCCGTTTGCAACACAGGAAGTTGATAATGAAACACCAGGCGATTCAGGAACTTCATGAGAGCTTTCTTCTCCAATCGACCCGTTCCTGAAGAGAGATCTCCTTCCAAAATATACAAAGGTTGTGTTTTGTGTTCTTGGCAATAGGACAGAATGCGTCCACGCTGCTCTCGATAACGACCATCCAAGATAGATGCCTCAAAATCACGAATAGATTTACGTTCCACTACAATTCCACCTTCTTTCACAACACCATCTTCTCCAACTCCAATCCAAATATCTGCAATGGGGAGGGCTTTGACGGTCGCGTTGGGAAGAAGAGAGATCAACTCCGATTCACGTGTGTCCACCCACATTCTAGGATGATATCTTTCTTTTTATTTAGATTGGGCAAACCTAAATAAAAAGATCTACTCTCCAATAGAGATGGCCGACTTTCGATTGAAATTGGGCGAATTGGAAAAACTTCGCACCAATTATCCTGATAAGATACCCGTGTTTGTTAGCAAAGTTCCGAATTCGAATAAGAGTACACCTGATATTCGCAAGCACAAGTTTCTAGTTCCTTCTCATTTTACGATGGGAGGATTTATGTCCATTATTCGTAAGTGGATTCAGTTGCCACCCGAAATGGGCCTTTTCTTCTATGTAGGCAATATTAATCCTTGTCCTAGTTCTTTACTTATTGAAATATACGAGAAACATAAAGGACCCGATGAAGTTTTACGTGTACAGTATGCATGTGAAAATACCTTTGGATAAGCTTTTTCTGATAAAAACGATTTAATGCTTGCGATGACGACGATTGAATTTCTTGACCACATGCGATACAGAATTTACATTCGGTTGAATCTCTGGAACACGTGGAGCTTCAACGTTTATTGTCGAAACATTTGGCTCTTCTACAATTACCTCCATCTTCTCTGTCTTTTCATGTTTAGGATCACTTTCTTTGACCTCAGGGGCTACATTATTTATCGCATTACGAATCAATTCCATCGAATTCCGTAATTCATTTTCGCGAGGGACTTGGTTCATCCATAATGCTGGTTTTTCCTCTTGCTTCTCCTCTTGCTTCTCCTCTTGCTTCTCCTCTTGCTTCTCCTCTTGCTTCTCCTCTTGCTTCTCCTCTTGCTTCTCCTCTTGCTTCTCCTCTTGCTTCTCCTCTTGCTTCTCCTCTTGCTTCGGAGACATTGGAATGCTCGATTCCTGAGCTATTTCATCAATTTCATAGGGTGTTAATGGACATGATAGGTCCGCAATATCTTCTGCTGTAAGAGGCTTAACATCTGCAGGATCCTTCCCTCCACAGACCCATTCTCCATTCTTCACTTCCAAATCATCACGTTTTACAGCAGTTTTCGGGCTTGGTTCCACCTGCAACACCTTTCTTGAGGTGAATGGTATCGACAGATAGGTTCCCATCTACTACTCCTTTTTCTATTCCATTTTAAGTTGATTATTCTTTTTATTGTATATGATATTTCATATATCAATACAATAAGTAATGTTTATTATGGATTTAATTCCACTCTTTTACCGGATAGGTTGTTTCGTACATTCTCTTAAGTCCGGAATCGGATAAGCTATAATCATTCTTTCCCTTACGTGTCGGATCTCTTGCCTTTAAAAAGGGGTCCATTCCAGCGGCCAGGTCGGAGGCAGGCATCGGGAT